AAGACGTGGCGGTCGGCAAACACACGCGCGCGGGGTCATACCCCACCCCCTGTCGGCCTGGCAACGTGACGCGCCCCACATGGACACCCGAGCCCGCCCGAGCTACCCTCGCGCGCCCCTGTGTCGCGCTCTCGCGGCTTCCTGCCCAAGGGCCGGTCGGTCGGCCCAAGAGCCTGTCGAGAGGCCGCCAGCGGCCCGGCCAGCGGCCCGCAAACAGGCTCTGACCTGCGCGGTTTGCATCGAGCGTGCAACTGTGCCAAGGTTCTGCCTGTCGCCACCACGGGACACCGCAAGACCGGCCCGCTCGGGCCACTTGCACAGCGGCCAGCCCTCGGGTATGGTCGAGCTCAGCAAGGCCAGAGACACCCGCCAGACCTGAACCCCGGTGATCGCACGCTGCGTAGGGGGGAACCTGGCACACGGGAGTCGGCCTCGCACCCGGCCCGAATGGGCCACTTGCACAGCCCGCTCGACTGCGGTAAGGTCGAGCACAGCAAGACAGCGAGTCCAGCGCCCCTCCGGGGGTGCGAGTCGGGAAACCGGCGCGACGCGAGTAACACGTCCGTACCCCTCTTCGGAGGCTGGCGGGCGGCTCCGAGCTTGTTGGTGAGGTAACGGCTCACCAAGGCGACGAAGGGGTAGCGGGCCTGAGAGGGCTTCCCGCCGCGACACCCACCAGGGTGTGGACACGCTCGACACACTCTCCGGAGTGTGATACTGTACCAACAGCGATCGGCCCTCGGGTCGGCCGCACACGAACTTGAGCATGTGGCTCGGTCGGCTTACACGCCCCCGAGTATCGGAGCACAGCCGGGCTCCAGGTAGGCGCAACCCAGGAGGGGACGACCCTCTCCCGCGACGGTGGGCAGCCGCTTGGACGACAGCGAACCTCTTGGGTACAGCCGCTCTTGGAAGGTCTGTTGAGGCGGAGTTCCCGGCCCCGTGGATGGGCGTCCATCCACACCGTCGGGAGTGTCGCAGACTGAGTAGGGATCGGCCGAGGCCACCCCTCTACTCGCAATGAGGGCCGGAAACGGAACGGACCGCAAGGGCCGGGAGACGGAAGGCAAGAGCCGGTAGGGGGGTGGCCCCGGTAAGCGCTACCGGACCGAAACAGCGCAGCAAGGCCCGCCCCTCCGGGGGCGGGGGGTAGGCCCCGAAAGGGGCCGCCCGCAAAACTCCCCGTCGTAACCGGCCTCGGCCGGTAGGCGTTGGCAGCAAATGCATCGGGGAGTGCAAGGTCTCCGCCAGTCGGCGGGTTGACCGGCACCGCAAGGTGTGATACTGTTCCAAACAGAACGAACGGAGAGCGCGATGCGAACCTGCACCTACAACCTGACCCACGCCCCCGCCGAGGCGACGCACTACTACGTCACCGAGGGCGGCTCGCGGATGGACCTGTGCTTCGGCTGCGCCGGATGGTTCGGCTACCCGGAGTACCTGCGGGAGTACCCCCGCGAGTGGGCGCCGCAGCCCGGCTACCTGCTCAACATCCAGGACGGCACGGGCTTCGGGGTGCCGGTGGTCGACACGTGGACCGAGTCGGAGGCGGAGGTCAACATGTGGCTCAGCTCCCTGCCCGCCGCCGAGGCCGACTGGCTCCTGGCCGATGCGATGTATGAGCCGTACGCCTCCCACTTCGCGGAGCACGGCGGCGAAACGTACGAGCTGCGCCGCGTCACGGTCCTGCCGATGGTGTAGTGTGTAAGTGTACCAAGGCGAAACGCTCTCCGGAGCGTCGCTCCGGTCTGGCAGCCGGGGCCTGATGATGCCTGCCATCCCGAGAAGGAGTGCATGATGATTTCCCTGGACAAGACCCCCCGCTCGATCGCCGACGGCAGGACGTTCGCCTACCTGAACCGGAGGCTGCGCAAGAACGACCTCCTGGCCCTGTTCTTCGAGTTCGGGGAGCGAGTGCGCCGCTCGGAGGCGGCAGCGTTCGAGGCGTACAAGGACAAGGTCCTGAACGGGAAGGCGTGCGAGAACTGCGGTGCCCCCGTCCGCTCCTTCGAGGACTTCTGCGGCGGTATCTGCTGGGAAGAGTGGCACGCGGTGAACGACCCGGAGACGCTGGACAAGGTCACCGCCTGACGGTAGTGTGTAAGTGTTCCAAGGCGAAACCCCTTCGGGGGTCCGGCCAGGGTGGTGCCTGGTCGCTGATGATGCCAGCCTGCATCTGTCCGAGGAGGACACTGTGACGACGTACATGCACCCCGCATCCTGGGACGAGTACACCGCCGCCCTGGACTGGGCGAGGCGCGACTCCGACCGGATCGCCGAGGCGACGAGCAAGCCCGAGGAGATGCCTCGGGGTGCGCGGTACTACCTGACCGCCGACTTCCAGTCGGGCTTCGGGGTGGCCAAGGACGGAACCCTGATCGGCCTGTTCAGCACGGTGAAGGGGCGCGGCGAGGACATGGTCTGGGACGCGGTGCTGCACCGCGGGGCGACCAAGCTGGACTGCTTCGACGGATTCCTGCCCGACTACTACAAGCGGTTCGGCTTCGCCGAGACCGAGCGGGTGCCGAACTGGACGCCGGGCGAGCCGGACGTCGTGTTCATGAGCCTGGTTGTGTAACTGTCCCAGGCTGTGATACTGTACCCAACGTCGAAAGGCGAAACCGGCGGGAGCCGGTCGGGTCGGGGTGGTTCCCGGCTCCTGATGATGCCTGCCAGTAGCTGAGTCAGACACTTCGAGACCGAAAGGTCACACATGAAGGTAGTTGGGGGAACACAGGTGTTGCTTGACGCACGGCGCGACCGTGAGGACAGCACCGGGGAGCCTGGGTTCTTCAGGAGGGCAGTCCGTATCTGACACCCCTCCGCGCACCACCGTCCCGACCCGAGAAGAGGGCCGGTGGGTGCGCACTCACTTCAGTGCGAAACCCACGCCGGCCGCCCTCGGTTCGGCATGGGTCGGGGCAGGGTCGTGCCTGCCTCCTGATGAGCAGCCTTGAAGGAGAGAGACATGGAGCTGGACCGCGACACCCTGGAGCAGGCGGCGGAAGAGGCGCTGGCCCGCCCGAGCGACGCGATGTTCTTCGACGACCGCCTGTTCACCACACACGGTGCGGTGTTCCACTGGGCCGAGTACGGCGACGACCTGCTGGAGGAGTCCAACTACCTGACCGCCCTGGACCTGATCCGGGGTGCGGCGGGCGACAACGCGGACGTCCACGTCATCGACGGAACCTCCCGGCACTTCGCCTGCGGCAGCCTGCGCACCATCTACGTCCAGGTCTACGAGTCCTACGAGGACCACGAGTGCGAGTGCGAGCCGACCTGGGAGCACGAGGAGGAGTGCGCGCAGGACGAGGGCGACTTCTACTGCCAGCTCTACTGCCGCATCGAGTGCGACGGTGAGCAGTGCCTGCCCGAGGAGTCCGAGTTCACCGACGCCTTCAAGGTGGCTGCTGAGCTGGCCCTGTCTCTGCGGGACTACCCGATCCTGGACGAGTCCGACTACAACGAGCGCGAGTGGGAGCTCTTCGAGAAGACGCTGAAGGAGGCGGTCGAGCACGCCCAGCGTGAGTACACCCTCGTCGACACCTGGGTGGATGACGAGGCGATCGCCGCGCTGTACTACGAGAACGAGGACTTCACCCACCAGCAGAGCTGGTGCCGTGCGGAGGACGTCGACTGGGATGTGGTGGCGGAGGAGTACCGCGAGGCCCGCGACGCCTACTTCCTGGAGCGGGCGACGGAGGTCTACCGCTGGAACGTCCTCGGATACAACCCCGACCAGCTCGTGCTGTTCGCCGCCTGAGTGTGCAAGTGTGCCGAAACCCTCGGAAGGGGGTCGGTGTGGGATGGCAGCCCACGCCCTGATGATGGCAGGCCAGAGTGTGAAGGTGTACCAGAATGACTGATCTGAAGGTGCTCGACGGAGCGATCGCCGAGCTGGCGGGAGTGTTCGGGGATGGCATGACGGCCGACCACGTCGGGGCGAAGTTCACCTGCTCCGAGGCGGACACCATCGCCCGGCTCCTGGTCCTGGCCGGACACAAGGACGACGCGGTGAACTGGCTGATCGGCCACGCCCAGGGCGACGAGGCCGAGGACTCGCACTTCACCTACGACGAGGCCGACCCCGACGACGAGGGTCGCATCCTCACCGAGGCCGAGCTGGTCGAGTACGTCGAGGGGCTGGCGCTGTGACCTACACCGTGCGATGGACCGAGGTCAGCCAGCACGAGCGAGAGCTCACCGACGAGGAGTTCGCTGCGCTCAAGGGCGTGACGGTCGAGGAGCTGGCAGGGCTGGACGAGGACGAGCTCTGGGAGGACCTGGAGGACCAGCTCGCCGAGCTGGATGACGACGGCTTCGAGGGTCTGACCAGGGAGATCGAGGACGTCACCGAGCACTGAGGCGAAACCCCCTGCGGGGGGTCGGCGAGGGATGGCAGCCCCCGCCCTGATGAGCCAGGCCGCACACGCAAGGAGATTCACAGTGACCCCGAAGTTCCGCATCCACGACGGTCAGGTCCGCGACTCGAAGCGCAAGGACAAGGCGACCACCCTGGCCCGCAAGCAGATCCGCGAGCAGAAGTACGAGCACCCCGCCGTCGTCCGCATCACCGCCGCCGCCTGAGCCTGACACCCGAGGAGCCAGACCGATGATCATGCAGCGCATCATGGACCGCATCACGGACCAGAACGTCCAGGACATCGTCGACATTGCCCGCGAGGGCGGCATCAACTACTGGGCGATCAGCCCGAACGACGAGGAGTTCGCCGGCCTGCCCGACGGCAAGGAGTACACCATCGTCGAGGGTGTGGAGCCGCACCCGATCTTCGCCTTCGACGACAAGCGTGAGGTGGACTCGGTCACCTACCTGAGCAAGAACGATGTCCGCCTGGCGTACGCCAAGCTGCTGGACCCCGGCCAGGAGTACGTGAACCGGGAGATCCACGACTACATCCTGGACTCGTGGCGCGACAGGACCATGGAGGACGGGATCGACGCCGGGCACATCGACGCTGGCGCGGCTGACGCGATCATCCAGGTGGCCTGCTTCGACGATGTCCGCTACGGCTGACAGGGTGTGCAACTGGCACTGAGTGTGATACTGTTCCTCGTGAAGTCGAAACCCCCGGAAGGGGGTCCGTCGGGAGGGGTTCCCGGCGCTGACGATGACACCCAGGTGAGGTACCTGATGAGCGAGTACGAGACGCACAAGGTCGAGACCGAGGCGGGCACGTTCTACGTCCGCGTCCTGGCGGCCGAGCGCAAGACCTACTACTCGGGCGGCGCGCACCGCGAGGAGATCCAGCCGCGAGCCTGGATCAGCACCGACCCGGAGTTCGAGAGCAACGTCGAGCTCGGGCACGTGAAGATCCGGGGCCGCAAGTACAGCGTCGAGCACATGGTCAAGCGGATGCCCGGCTGGAGCAACGAGTACGAGACCCGCGAGCCGTACTGGCAGACGGAGTCCAGCTACCGGGGCGGGTACCGCAACGACAAGCGCGGCCCCGTGAGCTACGAGGCCAAGGCGTACGACCAGCTCCGCGGGATGGAGTCCGCTGCGCTGGACCGCTTCGCCGAGCAGCACCCGGACTGGGTCCGCGAGTCCACCCGGCGCCTCTTCGAGCAGGAGCGCGACAACCACCTGCGCAAGAAGCGCAGCCTGGAACTGGAGGCGGACCACGAGGACATCGAGGCGGCCCGCTGGCAGAAGCGGCTCGACGACCTGCTCGCCACCGCCTGACCCACACCTCACTGAGTAACGGGAGCGGGGCCGAGGTGAGATCGGCCCCCCTCCCTACCCCCAACGATACGCAACGGAGCACGACATGGGACACGTGAAGAACATCGCGATTGACCTGATCAGCTACGAGTCCGGCGAGCTGGACCCGAGGGAGACGCTGGAGCTGTTCGCCCTGCTGATCAAGAGCGGACTCGCCTGGTCTCTCCAGGGCAGCTACGGGCGCACCGCGCACTGGATGATCTCCGAGGGGTGGGTGACCGAGGACGGCGGCGTCACCGAGTACGGCGACCAGATGCTGGCGGCAGTCGCATGAAGATCCCACGCCAGCTCAGCGCCCGAGTCGACGCGGACCTGGCCCGAGACATCCGCTGCCTGCGCCTGGCCGGGCTGAGCTGGAGCCAGATGGTCAAGTGGGGCGTCGCCCTCCTGGCCAACGTCTACCGCCAGGCGTACGTGCACCGCCAGGCGCCGCCCTGCACCACTCCGATCCTGAAGTCCTTCATCTACGCACCGTTCGACCCCAACCACCAGGGTCCGCCCTGGATCACCGAAGAGGAGACCCCCCGTGAAGACGCTGAAGTTCCTGGCCAAGGTGACCGCCACGCTGATCGCCCTGCTGGTCGGGTCCTCCCTGATCTCGACCTCGCCGGCCTCGGCCTCCGAGCCGAAGACGCTGCCGGCCAGAGTGAAGTACGTGCCAGTGTTCCACCTGCCGACGCGGCCCTGCTCTGAGGACAACACCGTCGTCCGTGACTGCTACTGGGATGCGGCCCAGCGCGGCAACGGCAAGGGCTACTCGTACTACATCACCCGTTCGGGCAGCGTGGTCTACCTGAACCCGAAGCTGAACGACGAGACCGCACGCCTGAAGTTCAACCAGGCCCAGGCCAAGGCGGGCAAGGAGCACTGGGGCACGGTCGACGGCCACCAGTTCTGCTGGGCCAAGGTCGGCGACACCTCGTACATCACTTGCTTCGACGGGTACAAGACCACGACCTGACGTGCAAGTGACACAAGGCGAAACCTCCGGGAGGAGGTCGGCGCGGGATGGCTGCCCACGCCCTGACGATGCCAAGCCATGACGAGAGGAGTTCGGGTGACCTTCACCATCGGCGCTCGACAGAACGAGGGTGAGTATTGGGTGTCGGAGACGGTGCACCGGCCCGGTCACCTGGTCCAGGTTCACGAGCGCGCCATCAACGGCACGCGCTACGGCTTCGCCCGGCTGACCTTCGATGACGGTCGGGTCTCGATCACTGCGGTCAAGGCCGGCTCCCCGAACCGGCTGGGTGAGCACCATTTCGAGGGCCGCCCCGACTTCCTGATCGGCGAGCGCTTCGCGCAGGAGGACTACCGGATGCGCTCGGTGCCGGGCGGCTACCCCGGAGACGAGGTCCACCACCACAGCCGCGTCATCAACGGCACCCGCTACGAGTTCACCCGCATCGCCTGGGGCGACGGACTCGTGACCGTCGGGGTGTCGAAGGAGGGGGAGGTCGACTACCTCCACCACTTCCACAGCACTACCGACTGACCTACCTGACCAGCCGAAACCTCCCGGAAGGGGGGTCGGGGTGGGGTGGCGCCCACCTCCTGACGATGGCAGCCACGACGAGAGGGGCACGACAGTGCAGAAGCGCAGCCGCATCGGCAAGAACGAGGTCTCCGGACTGGGCAAGCTCTACCTCCACGGGGGCCAGGCCCTGAAGCGAGACGAGCTGGGCCTGACGAACTCCGAGTACAGCGTCTTCGCCAAGCTGGCATGGTTCGGCCTGGCCCAGCGCGAGAGCGAGCAGAGGTGGTCCATCACCAACCTGGGCATCGCCTTCATCGAAGGCCGCGCCCGAGTGCAGTCCGTCGCCGTCACGGTGGACCGGGAGTTCCACCACCTGGAGGGCGAGCTCGTCCGTGCCGGCGACCTCAACGAGGAGTTCCACTTCGAGGAGGTCTACGCCTGATGGCGCGCAAGCTGAGCGGCTGGGAGTACATCGACGGACGCCCGCGCTGGGCGCCCACCGTCGAGATACAGATGGCCGAGATCCTGAGCGGCAAGTACGGCGCCGAGTACGACGAGGCCAAGCGCGAGCTCGACAACCTGGTGCGAGCGGCCCAGCGTGACGCGGCCGAGGCGCTGTACGAGCGGGCCGAGAGCCACACCAAGGACCCCCTCGTCGCGGCCGGTATCGAGACCGCCGCCGACCTGATCTTCCCTGACTACCCCGAGGAGACCGAGCAGTGAGAGTACGAGTCACGATCACCGTGGACATCAAGGACCCGAGCGAGTGGACCACCACCTTCGGTGTCGAGGGTGCCGCCGAGATCCGCGAGGACGTCAAGTCGTACGTCGGCAACGCAGCCCAGGGGCTGCGCGTGTGGGAGGAAGTCGAGGCCGAGGTGAACTGGCGATGACCGACCTGATCATCGGGCTCGCCGGCTACGCGAGGTCCGGGAAGAACGAGGCGGCCGAGGCCCTGGTGCAGTACGGCTGGAGGCAGGCGGCCTTCGCTGACAAGCTGCGGGACTTCCTGTATGCGCTGGACCCGCTGATCCCCGGACACTGGGGAGCGGGGCACCTGCGGCTGAGGAAGCTGGTCGACGCGACCGGCTGGGACTACGCGAAGACCACGTACCCCGAGGTGCGAGCCCTGCTCCAGCGTGCGGGCACGGAGGCCGGCCGGCGAGTGCTCGGCGAGAACGTGTGGGTGGACGCCCTGTTCCGTGAGCATGCCGACGCCCCGGCCCTGGTCGTCACCGACGTACGGTTCCCCAACGAGGCGCGAGCTGTCGCGGACCGCGGGGGAGTGCTGATCCGGGTGGTCAGGCCCGGCGTGGGTCCGGCCCGTGACCGGGCGGGGCGGGTGCATGAGTCGGAGGTCGCGCTCGACGCGTGGGACTTCGACCACACGCTGACCAACGACGGCTCGGTGCGGGACCTGCACCTGAAGCTGTTCGGAGTCGCCGACCTTGTGCAAGTGGCACATGGTGTGTAATCTGACCAGCATCAGAGAGCTCGACGAACTGCCGGACGGCACAGAGATCGAGCTACAGGACAAGCGAGGGACCAGGCGCCGGAAGGTCGACGGCCACTGGCGCTGGCCCGGCAAGGACGAGACGTCCACCTGGGACCTGAACACCTACGTCAACACCCGCCGCTACGGAGCGCGGGTCGTGCAGAGAGGAGCCACGCAGTGAGCATCAACCCCCTGGGCCTGGAAGTCGGCGACACGGTCGAGCTGACCACCGACGACTGGGAGGGCATCGTCGCCCGCAGAGGAGAGCGCGGCACGGTCACCGAGTTCGTCGCCGATGGCGGCACGGTCTTCACCTACGTCCGCATCCATGACGTGCCCTTCCCCTTCGAGCCCGACGAGATCAAGAAGGTGGAGGCCGTCGCCGAGGCCGGCGCGTGAGGATCACCCCGAGGGCGCACGAAATCCAGAGGGTGGTCGACATCCTCGAAGACCCCACCTTCGACAGCCCCGAGGCCATGGCCAAGGCCGTGATCAAGGAGGTGGGGGACATGCTTCAGATGCGTGACCTGTACGTCCTGACCCACACATGGGACAGCGGGCACAAGGGCCTGAACATGGGGCCGTTCGGCTCCACCGCCGAGGCGGAAGCCTTCGCCAAGAAGATGAGCTTCGGCGGTACCGGCAAGGTCATCCCGCTCGCGTCGAGCGGAGTCATCCTCGCCAACCACGACGGCAAGAAGTCCTGGCCCGGCTACTGCTGGAACCCCGACTGCGGACACAGCCCCGTGAACCACGCCATCGACGGGTCGAGTCGCGGTAAGTGCCACATCACGACGTGCAACTGTACCAAGTTCGTCAAGGACGACCCCACCCTCAAGGCGAAGAAGAGGACGGCCGCCAAGAAGACGAGCGCAGCGAGAGGAGTCAACGAACTGTGAGCAACTGTGACTGGAGGAGCTGCCCCTGCGGAGTGAAGCGAGGGTTCATGTCCCCGCGTGACGCGGACAAGGCCCTCGGCCGGGCGCAGGCCAAGCGCAGCCGGCAAGGCCAGGCCCGCGGAACCATGCGCGGACTGAAGGTCGAGAGCCGCTACTACGAGTGCGAGTACGGCAGCTACCACCTGACCAGCGAGAGTCGCGCCTCGTACGAGAACCGGGTCGGTTCCTGGTGAGCAAGACGGACAGCATCAAGCGAGAGGAGTCGGAGTAATGGGTAATGGATGGGACTGGATCGAGGAAGGCCAGCGCATCGCCGAGGCATCCAGGCAGGCCGGCGAGCTGGACATCGAGAGCATCAAGGCCGGCTCGATCGTCTTCGCAGAGCAGGCGCCGGCCCCGACGCAGCAGGCGCCCGCAGTGGGCGGGTTCGTTGACGAGCTGCACGCCCTGAAGAACGAGGTCGACATCTGCCGGGCCGGGCACTGCGCCTCCGGATACAAGGCCGTCGTCCTGGGTGACGAGGTCACCCGCCTGCGTGCCGAGGTGGCCCGACTCCGGGAGGCACAGCCGAAGACCGTAGCCGCGCTGCACGAGGCGCTGACTCACCTGGGCGAGGTGTGAAAGTGGCACAAGAGAAGGGACCGCTCGAACCGGTCAACCCCGACGACATCCTGATCGTGTACGGCTGGCACCAGGCGCGCGTCTACCGCGAGTTCAACCGCCAGAACGTCTACACCATGCACGGGGTGATGGCCTTCGCCAAGCTGCGAGGCAGGCAGCCCAGGCGCATCTTCCACACCGGCCTCGGCCTGAGCCGGGAGGCAGGCCGCCTCCGCGAAGAACTCAGGCGCCTGACCTGGAAGTACGGAACCGAGATCCACCACGTCGACGAGCTGTACGTGCACGACGAGGAGCCGGCCAGTGCGTGACGACCGATACCCCATCGCCGTGTTCGTCATCGCCGTCTTCATCCTCGGCTGCCTGACCGGCGCCGTCATCACCGACCACGCCTGGAAGACCGAGACCAACCAGAAGCAGGAGGCCCCCACCCCGTGACCCCCATGAAGTACCGCAGTGACGTGACCGTCGAGCTGGTCAAGGCCAGCGCCACTGACTCCGACGTCGCCACCGCGGCCCGCGTCTCCACCATCGGGGCCAGTCACGAACGAGTCGTCGACCTGGAGCGCGACGAGGGCCTGATCAACTACCTGATGCGGGACCGGCACGGCAGCCCCTTCGAGCACACCTCCCTGACGTTCTACGTCGAGGCCCCGATCTTCGTAGCCCGCGAGCACTTCCGACACCGCGCCGGCTGGAGCTACAACGAGGAGAGCGGGCGCTACAAGGAGCTCCAGCCCGTCTTCTACGTCCCCGGCTCCGACCGCCGACTCGTCCAGGTCGGACGCCCCGGCGCCTACGAGTTCGTCCACGGCAGCGACGCCCACCACGCCCGCGCGCTGTCGAACATGGCCCTCGCCTACAGCGAGGCGTACGACGCCTACCAGGACATGATCAAGGGCGGCATCGCGAAGGAGGTGGCCCGCATGGTCCTGCCGGTGGGCGTCTTCACCTCCTACTACGCCACCTGCAACGCCCGCAGCCTGATGCACTACCTCGCACTGCGCACCAAGAGCGAGTACGCCAAGTTCCCCAGCTTCCCGCAGCGCGAGATCGAGATGGTCGCCGCGAAGATGGAGGACCACCTCGCCGAGCTGATGCCCATCACGCACGAGGCGTACCAGCGCAACGGACGCGTCGCCCCGTGATGTCGCGACCCGAGTACCTGATCGAGCGGTACCCGACGCTGATGAGCTCGGAGAGGGAGGCCCGACTCCCCAAGTGGGTACAGGCCAAGCTCGCCGACCTTCGCCTCCTCCTGATGCAGGAGGCAAGCAGGTACGAGGACGCCCTCGCCGTCATCGAGCGGATGGAGTGCGGCCACCACAACTGAGACAAGGCCCCGGCACCCCCGAAAGGGGGTAGCCGGGGCTTCGTCGTATCCGCTACTCGCTCACGTCCCGCCACTCGATGGTGACGTGGTCATCAGCAGTCATGGAGGACATGTGCCGGCCGCGGGCCGGGTTCAGGGTGACGATGCAGCAGAAGTCCACCCATGCACGACGCGTCGGCAGAGGCAGAGTGGGCCAGCCCTCGATCAGGCCGGCCACACCCTTCACCGGGTCGAGCGGAGGGATGCCGGCCGCGCTGACGAGCTCCGACTCGATGGCTTCGAGCTTCTTCTGGAGCGCTGCCGACCCTGCGGTCATCTGAGACAGGCTGATCGTGCCCTCTGCGTACGCCACTGCCAGCCCGTCGAGGCGTTCCCGCAGTTCCTGTGCCTGGGACTGGAGTTGAGCCCCTGAGTGGCCATCCTGGGCGTTCTGAGTCTCCAGGATCTGACCGAGGAAGTCCGGGAACATCAGCCGGGCCAGAGTCGCCTTGCTCGCGCGGTCGTCGGCGATGCTGCGAGGCGTGCGCGTGTGCGTGAGCCCGCAGCCGTACACCGGGACGCCCCGGTAGCCTCGGGCGTTCACCGTGTCCGTGCAGCCGTCGTATCCGCACAGCGCGATGCCCGAGAGCAGGTTGTCCGGCGTCCGACCCGTCCGCTTGCCGCCCGAGAACCGCTCCGGGTTGTTCAGGATGGCCACGACCGAGTAGTACACCTCCGGGTCGAGGATCGGGGGCCACTGACCCTCGCCCATCACCTCGCCGAGGTAGGTGGACTGCCCGATGTAGCGCGGGGACGTGAGCACGTTCTTCACGCCGCGCAGAGTCCACCCGTTGGCGCCCGTGACCTTGCTCCGCGGCGACTGGAGCCCGGACTCCGTCCACTTGCGCGCGACGGCAGACAGAGACTCCCCGCCGAGGATCATCTGAGCACCCTCGACGATGGCCGCAGCCTCCTCGGCGATGAGCGTCATGTGGTCGTCCGCGTACCCGAAGGGCCGGATGCCGGCCGTGTACGGGCGCCCCTGCTGTGCGGCCTGCTGGTTGGCCAGCTTCTGCCGAGCGGCCTTCTGCTCACCCTCGTACGTGGCCCAGGCCGTCACCGTGCGGGCGACAGCTCGGCCGGCCGGCGTGGACAGGTCCAGGTGTCCGGCCTCGACCGCGTAGACGTTGACGCCCAGCTCGATGACGCGCTCCAGGTCCCGCGTGACGCGGATGAGGCGGTCGGTGTGCCAGCACACGATCGCCTGCGGCTTGCTCTGGAGCATGGCCTCGAAGTCGGGGCGGACGACGCTCTTCTTCGTGGCGCTGAGGTCGTTGTCGACCCAGACGTGCCGGACGTTGAGCTTGAGCTGCGCGGCGAGCGCTCGGCAGCGCTGTTCCTGCCGCTGGACGCCCAGCTCGTCGCCTGTGAGATCCTGGCTGATGCGGACGTAGATGTCGCACTCGGCATCCGGCCCTGACCCGCGGTTTTGCATGAAATGCATGGTACCCCCAAGCTGTACCGCTCGTTCGACTGTTACAGCTTCAGGGTACACGCCGCGAGAGGGTGGGGAACGGCGAATACCGGGGTTCCAGGTGATCTTCACAGGCGGAGGTCCGCCTGTCGATGCTCGGCTTCCCGCAGATGTATCCGTACACCCACTGCTCGCCCCGCCCCGTGTCGACGAGCTTCGAGGTCATGTAGCGACAGGTCAAACCCAAGATCTCCATCTTGTTGAACGGTCAACTCACTGATCTCAACTCGAACACACCTTCGAACATTCCCGGCACACAAAAAGGCCCCCGACTCGTCGGGGGAGGCGAGTCGAGGGCCTTCTCAGGAGTGCGCCGGCCAGTCCACACGCCGCACCTTGCGGTGATGACACGGACAGCCGCAGCGCACCCGTTCGTACACCACGCCATGCACGGAAAGATCGGCGTTCCCCGTGCAGTACTGGTGCACGTCGTACTGGCACTCCGGAGCCCAGCTCGCGTGCTGGGTGCCCGGATACCAGGTCTTCAGACGGCTTCCGGCGTCCATACCGACAGCCCGTAGACGTTCCGACACTCACGGCAGGCACGCTGCACGAACGGCGGCCCTGAAATGCGCTCCGCGTAGCCGACGACCTCGACGTCGTCCCCCACCTTCGGGCAGTAGTCACACTGTTGCTCCATGCAGTAACCGTAGCGCGCCATGGTGCCCCGTAGCGACCCGTAGCGCACAATTCACCGGTCGCGGGGCATGGTGCACCGTCGTACGGTCCGCGCATGGGCATCGAGCTGGACAGAAGGCGCTCTGTGTGGCGCCAGGTGGCGGAGATCATCCGCAAGCGGGTCGACGACGGCACCTACGCGGCCGGCGAGGCGATCCCGAGCACGGTGCAGCTCGCCGCGGAGTTCGACGTCTCCACCAGCACCATGCGCAAGGCCCTGGTGGCGCTGATCGAGGATGGAACGCTCTGGGCGGAGCCCGGCATGGGTACCTACGCCCGAGACGCAGAGAAGCCCCCCACCCAGGACGGGTAGGGGGCTCTCGGTCGTGCATCAGCGCACCGGGCAGGCTCCGGTAGCGCAGTCCTCGTCGGTGGAGTCCTCGATGGACGTCACCTCGTACTCGGCGAACTCCTCGGCGGTCAGCCGCTCGTACGGGGCCTGCTCTCGGGTGCCGTCGGGCATCAGGGTGGTGCCCTTCAGGTCCGGCAGCCACCGGGCGATGATGTCGGCGGCCTGCTCGACCGTGTACCGGCCTTCGGGGAAGTTCACCGTGAACGACACCGCGTTGTCGGCGTACTCCTCCTGGTACATGGCCTGGAAGGCGAGCATCGTGTGCAGCGGGATCTCGTCGGCGCTCTGCACGATGTCCGGGTCGTAGCCCAGGGCCTCGACCTCGGCGACCAGCTTCTCCTTGGTCGGGTAGGCGACGACCATGGTGTTGCCGGACTGGTCGTAGATGCACGGTTCGACCAGGAGGCCGGCGTTCACCGCGTCCTGCACGGTCTGGGCCTGGGCCGGGTCGGTCATCGAGAACCGGACGCGACGCAGGAAGTGCCGGGCGTAGATCGGGTGGATGCCCTCGCTCACGCCGGGCAGCTTGGCGATCGAGCCGGTCGGGGCCACGGTGGTGACCTTGACGGGCTCCGGTATGCGGAGCTGGAAGGCGTACTCGCGGGCCTGCTCGCGGACGGCGTCGTACCAGCCGGCGAGGGTGCTGCGGAACCACGAGTCGTACGGTGCGTCCGAGTAGCGGATGCCCCGCTTGGCGAGGAAGCCCTGCACTCCGAGGTGGCCGACGCCGATGCGTCGCTCGCTGTGCATGACGTCGCGCTGCTGGTCGTCGGTCATGTCGCCGTAGGTGGCCCGCATGAGGAACCGCGTCATCAGCTCGTGCGCCCGGTACAGGCCCTTGTAGTCGGGCCGGCCGGCCCTCTCCTTCGGTGCGAAGGCGTCGAGGTTGACGTGGCCCAGGACGCAGGCGCCGGTCTCGGGGAGGGCGATCTCTCCGCACGGGTTGGTCGCGATGACCGGGTTGACCTCGCCCTCGTTGGAGTACGAGCTGTTCCAGTAGCCGGGCTCGCCGTTGTGCAGCATCCCTTCGACGGCTCGGTGGTGCACCCAGTCGGCCTCGGCGTGCCGGTCGTCGGCCGGATCGTTGAGCGCCTTGATGAAGGCGTCGTCGATCTCGATCGAGATGTTCGTCGTCCAGTGCTTCGAGCCGTCCGCCTTCGCCGCGAGGAAGTCCGCGATGAACGGGTCGTCCCAGCGGCAGATCGCCATGCGGGCGGAGCGGCGGACGCCGCCCGAGACGACGCACTCGGCGATGGCGTGGTCGATCTCCATGGCCTCGACGGGGGTCAGGTGGCCTCCGACGTTGCGCGAGGCGAGGGTCAGGATCTCGGCGACGTCGATCATCATGCGAGCGAACGGGCCGGGGCCGCTCGCGGTGCCGCCGAAGGTCTTCAGCCGGCTGCCCTTGCAGCGCACGCGGGACACGTCGTAGACGCGCTTGCTGTGCTTGACCTCGTCGTCGGTCATGAAGGTGTCGATCAGGTCGACGAGCGCGGCGGCCCAGCCCTCGCGGGAGTCCTCGACCTCGAAGGCGCCGGCCCAGTCGGAGTCGTACTCGGCGGAGAGCAGGCCCGCGGCCTTCATCTCGGCGTAGTCCTGGTGCATGGGGTCGCAGACGATGTGCACTTCCAGCTCGCGGCGCGGGGCGCCGAACTTCTCCAGGTAGATCGAGCTGTAGTTGCCGCCGACACCGCCGCCCTCCATCAGGCGCATGAAGGTGAACTCGAAGTGCCGGCTGAGCTTGTCGCCCCAGGGTGCGACGTGGCAGTTGAAGAGGTACTGCCGGCCCTTGACGCCGGTTGCCCACAGGTGGCGGCCGGCCGGGATGATGGCGAACACGTCCATGTGGGCGACGAGTTCGGCGTATTCGGACTTTACGTCCTCGGGCCAGGCGTCCATGTCGTTGCCGTGAACGAGGGCGAGGTTGCCTCGGGCGACGCGGCGGACGGTGTCGGGCCAGGTCTCCTTCGAGCCGTCGGCCAGGGTCCGGGAGTAGGTGCGGTTGTAGACGAGCTCGCCGGTCGGGCCGAAGGGAACGTCGAAGGTGTCAGTCACGGGGTGGGTCCTCCTCAAAGTCGGTGTCTCTCACTGGCTCAAGGCGGCAGCCCCGAAGGGCTACCGCCTGGAACACTTACACGGGTCGGTTTGTCAGTTCGCCGAGCACGACGATCACCCGCTTCAGGGTGCCGGCGCTGTACGCGGCGAGGTCGGCGAGCACCTTCACCATGGCCTCGGTCTCCTCGGTGGTGGGCGAGGGCTGGGCGAGGTAGGCGAGGCTGATGTCGATGCGCTCGTCGAGGTAGGCGATGGCTTCCTCGGCCTGGAGGCGCAGTCCATCGAGGGCTCGGCGCTTGGCGACGCCGGCCAGTTCCTCTTCGGTGTACGGGCGGGAGTAGACGGCGCCGTCCTGGCCGGCGTCGCGCCAGAAGTACATCATCCGGTCGTCGTCCCAGAACTCCCGGTGGAAGTCCTGCATGGCGGCCGGGGGTTCGATCGGTTCGGGCGGCTCGGGGCCGGGCTCGGGGTTCGGGTCGGGCTCGACGACCGGGGGCTCGGGCTCGATGGGCTGCTCGGGGATCTCTTCGCTCACTGCTCGTCCTCCAACTGGTCGTATCCGTCGATGTACTTGTCGCCGTTCAGGTGGGCGGTGAGCTTGCCGACGCCCCGCTCCACCCGGTACAGCGCTCCCCGCTCGCTCACGCCCTGGTGGCCGGCGATGTCGCCGAGGATGTCGTCGAGGACGTACCGCATGAACACGGCCTGCTTCTCGACGGCCGAGAGAGGCCCGTGGTCCCACGCCCGGCGCACGTCGGCGAGCGAGGCGAAGATCGAGTTGCCCTTGGAGGGGTCGCTGTAGCCCTTGGGCATCCCGTCCTCGACGTAGATCTCGGACTTGATGCCGTAGGCGGCCTCCGCGTCGTACAGGTAGGGCAGCACCTGCTCGACGTCGGTCCGCTGGTAGGTCACCTTCACGCGTCACCCCCGTCGCGCTCGTCGAAGAGGGGTGTGAGCCTCTTCCTTCGGCCTGCGTCGGTGCGGACGACCTTCACGAGGTGCTGGTGCAGGCGGGTGTAGAGCACGCCGTATCCCAGGGCCTCGTCGCCGAGGCATTCGCGCACCATCTGGGGCCGGGTGGCCAGGATGAGCAGTGCCTCTTGCCGGGCGTCGTCGAACTCGATGGTCCGGGTGTCGTAGTAGTCCTCTGCGAGCCGGTACGCGGCCCGCTCGGCGACCTTCACGACCTCCGGGTCTCCCAGGACCGACCAGTCGACGAACGCCTGCTCAGCGGTGTCGTACGCGTTCGTGATCTCGATGATGTTCAGCTCACTACCTCCTTCACGGGCACGCGCCCGTCCTTGGTCACTGCGACGATCAGTCCGGGGGCGCCCTCCGCGCCCTTGCTGTGCCGGAACCAGGTCGACTCGGACTCCATCGACGGCACCTGGATGAAGGTCCGCGGTCCGTCGGCTTCGATGAACTCGTGGTGCAGGTGGCCGGCGAGCAGGACGTCCGCCTGGTGCATGGCCGAGCTGCGCCCGAACGCCTGGCCCTTCCACCACTCGAAGTGCTTGCCGGGCCGGAACTGGTGGCCGTGGGCGTGGGCGACGACGGAGCCCGAGCAGTCGACGACGACCGTCAGCTCGTCCGTGTCGGGCACGTAGAACTCGACGTGACCGAACCGCTGGGGGTTGAGGTCGGCCGCGTCCTTGACGGCGATCAGGGACTCGGTGTCGTGGCTGTCGTCGTAGCGGGTCAGGCCCTTGCCGCCGATCCGGACTGCTTCGCCGTGGTTGCCGGGGACGGCGGCCATCGTGATGCGGCCGGCCATCGGCGCGAACAGGAGAAGCGCGTGCAGCATCACTCGCCGGGTGAGGCGGATCTGCTCGTTGAGCGTGAGCTGTGTGCGCCAGGTGTTCGCGCCGCCCTGTGAGACGAAGCCCTCGACGTGGTCGCCGAGCCAGGCGATGTGGATGTGGCCGATCTCGAAGCGGCGCCGGTAGTGCTCGACGAGCGAGGCCGCGCTGTTCAGGCAGGCGATCGTCCGCTGGAGCGTGCCTTCGACGCCGTCACCGTCGATCTTGCCGAACTGCATGTCGCCGAGGGCCACGATGAAGGTGTGGCCTCCGGTCTCCTGCGGGGGCTCGATCACGGGGGTGGAGTCGATCGCGGCCAGCAGCTCGTCGATCGCCGGCCGCTCCCGCTCTGTGCCACTTGCACACCGGGTGAAGGAGAAGCGGGTCGACACGCCTGTGTCCCCGTTCGCCATCGTCCACTCCGAGGAGCGGAAGCCGGTCACCGTCCACTCCGCAGGGTCCAGGCCCTGGCCGCGCAGGACGTCGGTCGCGGCGGACTCGGTGTCCTCGAAGGTCTCGGCGCGCACGGTCACGTCAGCGCTGTCGCCCTTCACCTCGATCTGCCGGGTGAAGTCCTTCTCCGGGTCGACCTTCCGGCCGGCGACCGCGGGGGCGGTCGGCTTGGCGAGCAGTGCCTCGGTCAGGTCAGACACCGGTCACCCCCTCTCTGCGCAGTGAGCGCCTGTACGTACGGATCGTGGATGCGGACACGTCGTGCCCGTTGATGCGGAGCAGGTCGGCCAGCCAGTCGGCCGGCGAGGGGCCGAGGAGGACCGGACGGAACGCCTCGCGCTCGTCCTCGGTCATCGCCTCGTAGATGCCCTCCAGCGTGGGGCCGGGCCTGCCGGGTAGCGCGCTCAGTCGAACGCTCCCAGCTCCGAGGCCCAGTACATCTGGACCAGCTCGAAGGTCTCCTCCTTCGTGAAGCCCTCCTTGCGGAGGGAGGCCCGCAGGTCGCCCACGATGGACGCGGCCCGCTTCACGCTGGAGAAGTGGTCGACCAGGGGCGGCTCGGTGACCTCGAACTCCTCGCTCATGCCCGGCCGTCCAGTTCCGCGGCCCTGCCCAGGGCGACGGCAGAGAGCTGGAGCAACGAGTACCGCTGCTCTGCCGGGTTCAGGCCGGCCAGCGCCTCGTAGGCGAGCGACAGGACCAGGTCGTCGAACCCTCCGCGCTCGGCGTAGGCGCGGCCCCAGGCGGCTGCGCGCTGGTCGTAGTGGGCGGCACGGTCGGCAGGCACGTCCTTGACCGTGCACTCACCGAGGTGCTTGCCCACCTCCTTCATGTCGGCGACGGCTCGGGTCAGAGGGTCGGGCTTGCGGGTGGTCTTCTTCGGGGCCGGCGCCTGTTCGGTCGTCTCTGCCACTGGGTCAGTCCTCCTTCTTCTGGACGAGCGAGAGCAGGTGGTCCGCTCCGTGCTCCATGTACGTGTCGGTGACGTCGGCTCGCAGTCGCACCGCCTTGGCGGACCGCAGCGCGCGGGTGATCTTCCCGGTGAGCTCGGCGCCCGCGTCGTCGGGATCGGCCCAGGTCCACACGCGGCTGAAGCCGGCGAGCATCCGTCGGTGCCGGCCGAACCACATGTTGGCGCCGGGGATGGCGACAGCCGGGAGGCCGATCTTGTTCAGGATGATCGCGTCGAGCTCGCCCTCGGTGACGTGGATCTCCTCGCCCGCGCGGTGGACGGCCCCGATGTTGAACATGCGGGGGACGTCGTCCTTGATCGTGTTGTACTTGCCGTGGAAGTAGTCGCGGTGGTTGTGCTCGGAGAGGCAGCGGAACCGTACGGTGAGCGGCTGCCCGTCCTTGCCGAGGTAGGGGATGGCGAGCATCCCGCGGTACTTCTCGTGTCCGGGGGCGGGGTCTGCGACGATGCCGAGCCGGAAGGCCAGGGCCTCGTCCCGCCCGATCCCTCGCGACATCAGGTAGGCGGCGGTGTCGGCGTTCAGGTGCCGCTGGTAGGTCGCTACCGCCTCCTCCAGCATCTCCTTCTGGGACGTCGAGAGCGGCGTGAGCGGTTCGTGCTCGGCCAAGCTGGATCTCCTCCTTACTTCCGCTTCCAGGCCGGCACGTAGCCGCTCCCGGTCTTCTTCCCGGCCTTCTTCTGGGCGGCCCGGTGGCCGCCTCCGTACCGGCTGGTGTATCCGTCGCTCTTGGTGGCGACCGCGCCCTCTTCGAGGCCGTGCTGCTTGGCGTACGCCTTGGCCTGCTTGAAGTCGATCGCCTTGCCGAGCTGTTCGGCGTGGTACTTCTCGATCAGGGTGAAGCTGTCGCCCCCGTTGCCGCAGGAGTGGCAGTTCCACAGGCCCTCGTCGAGCCGGTAGGACATCGAGGGGGTGTTGTCGTCGTGCAGTGGGCACTTGGCCATGCCCGTGTTGCGCTGGTCGTTGAAGTCGACGTCGAAGTGGTGCATGACCGCTTCGAGCGTGGGCTTGCTGTCGGCGCCGCCCGACTGGTCGGAGTCGATGCGGTGGAACCTCACGGGTGCGTCACCTCCAGGTGCTCTTCGACGGCGAGGATCACGGTCAGGTCGGAGTCGGGGTCCTCGATGTAGGCGAAGAACGCCTCCTGCTCGTCCCAGAGGGCGTTGATCTCGTCCTGGGTCAGGTCCGCCCCGATGCCGCCGATCACTGCGGGTCCAGGTCGAGGTAGTCCTCGACCGTGGTGAGCACGAACGCCTGGCGCCAGTTCTTGCCGCGCCTCTTGACGATGACGATCGAGTCGACGTCGTCCAGGTCCAGGCCGCGGTGCTTGGCGAAGTTCTCGCGCTCGGCGATGGCCTCGCCGAGGAAGACGCCGGGCTCGAACTTGGCGTTCTTGGCCTCGATGACCAGGTACTTGCCGTCGCCTTCGCGGATGACCAGGTCGCCCTCGTCCTCCTTGCCGGCCAGGCGCAGGGACTCGACGTCGAAGCCCTGGCTGCGCAGGCCCTCGCGCAGGTCCGACTCCCAGTCGGCTCCCTTGCGCTTGTTGCGCCGGTTACGTGCTGCGATGCTGTTGGACAACTTGCACACCCCCTCGGTTCAAAGCCGGGCGGAGCGCCCGGCAGGTCTGGAACAGTATCACACTCAGGACCCCATGGAGAGCGCGACCTTCGTCGGCGACCACTCCTCGGCCGGCTTCGCGGACTGGATGATCTCGCGCCTCTCCGCCTTCTTGAAGCGGGTGTACTCGGGCTGGCAGATCATCGTCGCGTACCGCCCGGCAGTCGGGTCACACGGACCCATGCGCTGCTTGATGCACGCCACGTTGTAGGCGAGCGACGTCGGGTCCAGAGCGACGGACAGCGACAGCTCGGGCTTCTCCGACAGGCCGCCCTTGACCTGGTCGCGGGACGGGGGAGCCCAGGGGTTCGTCTTGGCCTCCCAGTTCTTGTCGCTCGCGTGGTGCAGGATGATCACCGTCGCGCCCGTGTGGCGCGCCAGCTCGGTGCAGCCCTGCATCACGGCCATCTGCTCGGTGTAGTCCGACTCGGCGCCCTCGAAGTCCATCAGGTTGTCGAACACGATCACCTCGGGGTACCGGTCCCACAGCTCGACGTACGCCTCCAGCTCCTCGTCGACCGCCCGCCAGGTGATGGGGGAGCCGAAGGAGAAGGTGATGTTGGAGTCGGCGAGCGCGTCGATGTACGCCTGCCGGTACTTCCCGCCCTCAGCCATGCCGGCCTCGACCATCGCCGTCGTGTCCATCGTCGCCATCGAAGCGAGACGGCTCGACGCGGTGAAGGCGGACATGTCCGCGGAGAAGTACAGCGACGGCAAGTTCATCTGGGCCACCCAGAACAGGGCGAAGCCCGACTTCTGCGTGCCGGAACGGCCGGCGATCATGATGACCTCGCCGTGACGAGGCCGCACGCCCAGGACGTACAGATCCTCGAACGCCTCTACGCGCGGGAGTTCACGGCCTGATTCAGCATGGAGCGCCAGGGACCTTCCGGGGGTGAGCACTCTTCGTTCTCCTCTCCTCGGACGACGATGCGTCCGATACCTACGGCTTCAAGCAGGGTTCGGCAGGCCGGGCACGGCGTGCGGGTGACGCAGAGCGTCGCGTCCTTCAGCTCGTCGGGGTGGACCCCCTTGTCGAGCGCGTCCCGGATCGCGTTGCGCTCCGCATGGTCGGCGGCACAGTTGGCGTAGTCGCTGTCCGGAGGGCAGTCCTCACGCGACAGCCGGCCTCGCGGGCAGTTGCCCGCCGTCTTGCAGCCGGGGATACCGGGCGGCAGGCCGTTGTAGCCCAGACCCAGGATTCTCTTGCGCTTACTCAAGATCACGGCACCCACCTGGGCGCGCGTGCAGTCAGCCATCGTGGCAACCTCTTCGGCGATGCCGAGAGCCCACTCGTCTCTCGAAGGTCTCACTCGACCCTCCCTCCTGCCCGCAGGCGCGGGCTCATCGACCCCCTTCCGGCCGTCGGGACACTTACACAGTCAGGTCAGTCGAAGTCGGGCGCGTCCGCCAGGGCCGCCTCCGCGGCCTTCTCCCGCTGCTCGGCGTACGCGATCACCGCGTTGCGCACAGCCGCGTCCGTGATCGGACGCCACACCCACGCCGGGTGCGCGCCGGGCTTCTTCGGGGGAACCTGCTCCAGCTTCACGATCGTGGCGCCGCCGACGATGGTCTCCAGGTCGCGGGCGAGGATGGTCTGCTCGATCCTCTGGCCCTTGGCGACCTGCGGGGTGCCGGCCTGGAGCGAGCCCGCGTCCTGGAAGACGGTCACGTCCGCGAGGACGGAGTCCTTCGGGCCGTTCGGGGTGGGGCGCTGCCGGTCGAACGAGTGGACCTCCAGCAGGATCGCCACGGCGTTGACGTTGTCCTTCGGCTTGAACCAGCCGCCGCCCTGGACCGGGATGTCGATGAGGTTGAGAGCCACTGAGTCTGATCTCCTTCGTTCGTTGCCCACGCGGGCAGTTACGGTGTGATTACTTGTCGAGGCACCGAGACGGCATGTCGCCGGCCCGAGCCAGGGACCAGGCGCCGCACGGTGCGGCCACCCAGAACCAGACGCTTCCGATCATGGCGATCAGAAGCAAGACGATGGCGGCGATGTCCTCGCCCTTGCTGGGCCTCACCAGCGGACTCGGCCGGGGATCACCGTGCTGTGCACTCCCACGCTCAGCAGCTTGGCGTCCTCGGGCGTCGAGGCCCGCACCGCCTCCTTGAGGCCCTTCTCCTGCTCACGGGCGAGCAGGTCGGCGTCGATGAGGAAGCCGAGCGGCACCTCCATCTCGACCGAGTACGTGATCGTGTTGACGATGGTCAGCCGGCTCACGCGGCAGCCCCCTGAAGCGCCTTGCCCTTGGCCTTCCACGCGGCCATGACCGAGGCGTCGGAGAAGAACGACTGGTTCTTCGCCCACAGCTCCTTCAGGCCCTGGACCGTGGTCTGCTTCTCGATCTCGCCGAGGATGTAGGCGTTCGGGTCTTCCTTCTTCTCAGGGACACTTGCACTCCCTGACCAAGGACCGGAGGACTGGGCAGCCGACGCCGCCGCCCACGGGTCGTCAGCCGGGGGAGGGGCCGGCGAGCTCTTCTCCTCGACGACCGTCGCCCCGAGCGACGTGGCGATCAGCGCCTTGCCGTGCGCGACGTTGGTCGCGTTCACGACGATCGAGCTCAGGCTCAGGCCGAGCTGGGTGTCGGGGTCCATGCCGAAGTAGTCGATGACCTCCGCCCTGACCTCGCTGGACGTTCCCTCGAAGACGACCCACGAGTCGTCGTACCCCTTGCCGTACTTGATGGTGACCTTCACGGCCTGCTGTGCTCCTCTCTCTCGCTGTCGTTGTCCACCGTACCGATCATCCGGCCGGTGTGCAACTGGCGCTGAACTTCTTTGGACAGATTACACACTCTGGGCTGAAGAAACAAGCCCGTCTTCTGTGACCTGGGACACGAACGGCTTCAGTGCGCCCTTCGTGCTTCGCGCCTCGCGGATGGTGAGTGCAAGTTGCGCAAGCGCCCACCCGATTCTCAGGTCGGCCCAGTACAGGTTACACACCCCCTGGCCGGCCGGCAAGTGGACGATGATGCCCCACTCCTGGTTGACCGGAGGCAGCGGCGAGTAAGCCTTCTCGGCCTGCTCGGCGGTGAACTCCTGCTTCTTCCAGGCGGCGATCGCCTTCTTGTCGTCGGCGTCGACCGGGAAGAGCGTGTGGTCGTACAGCACGCCGCGCGAGTACACCGCGAGCTGCGATGCCATCTTCAGCTTGCCGTACTCGATCGAGCCGGTCTTCGTGTCGGTGATGAAGTTGCCCTTGATCGGCTTGCCGTCCGGTCCCGGCCCCTCGTAGTACGACAGGCGGTCGAACGTGCCGCCCACCGACAGCTCGGGCACGATGACGAACTGCTCGACGGCGATCACCTTGAGCACGGACGTCGCCATCATGTACGCGGCCATGTCGTCGAGGTCCGCGTCCGAGATCGTCTTGGGCAGGGGCTCACCGCGGTCCACGTACTCGGACAGGTCGTGCAGGTAGGTGCCCTTGCGCGACTTCTCGTTCGCGCCGGCCGCATCCTCGGCCTGCTCGACGAGCGCGTTCAGCTTGCGCTTGTCGGCCGCGTCCTCGGGATCGAGCTCGCGCGCCTTGTCCGCCAGGTCGGGGCGCTTGGTGACGCCGACCAGGACGTTGCGGGTCTTCCAGTCCACCAGGTTCGACTTGTCCTCGATGCAGTCGATGAAGGTGGTGGTGCGGGTGTGGCCCTTCGGCTTGCCGCCGCCACGGGGGACGACGAGCGGCCGGCCCCAGCCGTCGCGGGGTACGGACAGGTTCGGGTGCAGCGGCTTGGGCTGCTGCGGGATCTCCATCAGGTTCAGCGTCACGCGACCACCCGCAGCTCGGGCGTCCGCGCCGGCCTCGGGCACAGGTAGATGCGTATCGTCTCGTCGTCGATGATCTCAGCCTCCGATTCCTCGTCGTCCAGCAGTTCCAGGCCGTGCCGTGCCGCCACCCTGAGTACCGACTGCATGACGCTGGGCCTGTAGCCCTCCTTGGCGTCGATGTGGAAGTCGTACTCCTCGTCGTTCACGACGAGCCTGATCAGCCCATCGGGGGAGGTGTACTCGGATCGCCATCCGCCCACCGTGTCGGCGGGATCGTCCCCCCACTGGTGCTCCATCTACCAGCTCCCTTCTCGCATCGGTGTGCAAGTGTTCCTGCTTGGAATTAATCTTGCACAGGCCACAGATCTTCTGTCAACCCTCACGGGATCTTTACAACTGGAAGTTACGGCTCCGGAACTTACGACTTCGAAGGTCGTCAGATGGTTGTACGCAAAGAACAGAAAGTTTTAAGTGCCTTCTGTCTGGTTTACCCTGGTAACAACACGGAGCCCCCCGCAATACCAGTACGGGGGGCTCTGTGGCTGCCTGCACTCGAAGCGCTACTACTTGTCCGCATTGTCTGCGTTGGGGCGAGGAGTGGTCTTCTGCTTCGGCCGATGGATGAGATCGTCACCCTTCTGCCGGGGCACGTAGAAGAACCCGTCCTCCGTGTCAGGGTCGTAGTGCACGACAACCTGCTCCTCCTCCAGCATCTTCAGCCAGTTTGTGAGCCGGTACTCGTCCTCCTCGGTCAGCGGCTTCTTGCCCTCCCGCTGCCGGGCCGCGGTCCGAAGCATCCGCAGCGGGTACGCCCAGCGGTGCTCGTCCTTCACGAACCACGGAATGAGGTCGTCATTCCGTACGATCCGACGGTCGAGACCCTTGCGTCGCCGGAAGTTTCCCCACATGGAGGGGACGGTCTCGATGTTGTACTTCTCTTTGTACTTCTCGATCATCCACTGGTAGGTACGCCCTTCCTCGAACCAGCGGATCACCTCCGCCTCGTCTTGGATCTTGCGTGCTCCCATGTGCCTCCTGTCGTCGTTGATCTTGGGCTGTGTAACACTTCCACACTACTCCTGGTTGGTCAACTCTGCACAGGTATCGTGGGCGTCACACCGACGACGGGAGGGACAGTTTCATGAAGCTCCAGGTCACAGCCTGCGACATCGACCAGAAGTTCCCGGCAAAGACCTACACGATCACGGCCAGTGACGGCCGCACCGTGTCCAAGGATCTGTGCGAGGAGCACGCACAGCCGTTCGAAGAGTGGCTGGAGGAGGCGGAGCTCGGCGAGGAGGAGGCCGAGACCGAACCCGAGCCGGTCCGACCTGCACCGAAGCCGGCGCGCAAGCCGGCCGCGAAGAAGGCCCCGGCGAAGAAGGCGACATCCTCGCGGCGCCGGCCGAAGGTGGTCACCCTCGAAGAGATCGAGCAGATGAAGCAGGGCTGAGACGAGAGAAGAGCCCCCGCCAGCCGTAAGGCGAGCGGGGGCTCTCTCATGTTCAGTCGTCGGTCTGCTCGACGAAGCCCAGGGCGGTCAGCGCCTGGATCGCGAGGGCGACCTGCGGGTAGTCACCCTGGAAGTAGACGGCCAGGGACAGTATCACACCCGTGACGGATGCGACGAACCCGGCCTTGCTCTTGTAGCGGGTCGGCAGGGCCTGCGCGATACGCGCCACACCCTTGCCGGTCACCCTGCGGTGCTTGCTCACTTGACGCCTGCCTCCTTCTGGAGCTCCTTGAAGCCGGACTTGCCGATCGCCGGGTCGTAGGACTTCCCGGCCGACCGCAGGTGCGGGTTCTTGTTGTGGAACCGGGCGACCGCCTTCTGGGTCTCCGGTCCGTAGTAGTCCGTGTACGCGCCGGGGATCGGGCCGTAGCCCGCCTTGACGAGGAACCGCTGGAGGTCCTTCACCTGCGCGTGCCGGGCGTACGGCTTCACGCCGTCCTTCAGCGCCACGATCTTCGACACCGGCTTGGGCGCCGGCTTGGGCGCGGCCGGCTTCGACGGAGCGGGCTTGCTCTCGGCCGGCTTGGTCTCCGCCTTCGGCGCCTCGTCCTTGAACTTGGGGTCCGCGGACTTGATGCCCTCCGGGTACTTGGGGTAGCCGTAGCCGTACACGTACGAGGACCGCCGCGCCCACTTCTTCCGGTAGACACCGTCACCCTCGGGCGAACCGTTGTCGTTGGTGTTGCCCTCGTAGGTGTAGATGTAGGTGTCGTCGTAGTCGTACACCAGGCCCGTGTGGGTGCCGCCGTTCGCCCCGTAGAACACCTGCGCACCGATCGCCGGGTACTCGCTGAAGCGGCCCTTGGCCTTGAACCAGTTCACCGCCGTCGCGCAGCCGGCCGTCTTCGGGAACAGGGACGCGGCGCCGGCCTTGTCCGCCACCCACGCCACGAACACGGCGCACCAGGGGTAGCCGTAGCCGCCCTGGCCGTAGCCGGGGATCTTGCCGTACCACCGGTTGTACTTGGAGTCGTTGACCCAGTGGCCACCCGACTGCTTCTCCTTCGTGCCGACCTCCGCCTTCGCGACGGCGAGCACCTTGTCCACGAGCTTGCTCACTACTGTCCTCCTTCTCTCAGGCCGCGTTCGCGGCCATGTGGTCGTCGAGTCGTTCCGCCACGGCAAGGCGCTCGCGGCGTTCGTGCTGGATGTCCTGGCGCAGGGCGGCCAGCTCGCGGCCATGCGTCTCCTGCGCGTCGATGACCCGGTCGAGCCGGTACATCAGGGAGTCGATGTCGTCGCGCAGGTTGGTGTCGTGCGTGTTCGCGACGTGGTCTCGGGCTTCTCTGGCGTCCCTCGCGACCTCGCTGATCGCGTTGCCCTGGCGGCGCATCATCTCGATGACGACGCCGACGAGGGCGACACACACGGTGCCGCCCGCCGTCACCAGGGCCACTTGCACACTCGGTTCCATGGCCAGGGCGCTCACGACAGCTTGGCCTCCAGGCGGGCCAGACGCGCCTCCAGGCCCTCGATCTGCTTGGCCTGGCGCTGGACGACCGGGAGCAGGGCAACGCCCAGCAGGTCGTAACGCAGGGCGTCGACCTCGCCGTCCATGTACTGCACCATCCAGCGCAGGCCCTCGATCTCGTCGACCTCGTCAGCGATCAGGCCGACCTCGCCCTTGCGGCCCGGCTTGACCTTGCCAGTCTCCTCGTCGAGCTGGTCCTTGCGGTCGTAGATGACCGGGCGCATCTTCAGGACGTCGTCCGGGTCGATCTCGAAGTCCTCGATGTTCTCCTTGAACTTGCGCGCCGAGGTGTTGCGGCAGAAGGTGCCCGACCCCTCGACCCACACCGCGTACCAGGTGCCGTCGGTGGCCGTGTTCGAGTACGGCTTCTTCGAGCCGTTGGCCCACGAGATCGTGTCGCCCGACTCCAGGTACTGCGAGTGGGAGTGCGAGCTGGGCGGGAACGTGGACGGCTTCGAGGTGATCGAGGACCAGGAGTGCGAGTGAGTCGACGGCGCGAACGTGCTCGGCTTACCGGTGATCGCGCCCCAGTCGTGCGAGTGCGAGCTCGGGGCGAACGTCGAGGGCTTGTTGGTGATGTCGGCCCACTCGTGCGAGTGCGAGGCCGGCGTGAACGACGAGGGCTTGTTGCTCAGCGTGCTCCAGTCCACGGCGGAGACGAGCGAGGTCCACGTCGAGCCGTTCCAGAACTCCCAAGTGTCGGTGGTCTGGTTGAAGCCGAGCCGGCCGACGCGCGGGGACGTGGGACGGGTGTCCGTGGTCCAGCCGCCCACCGTGTTGCCGACGAAGCGGCGCTCGCCGGTCACCGCGGAGGCGGAGATCGAGGTGACGTTCGCACCGACCGCGACCTTGGCCAGGACCATCTCGTAGACGCCCGTGTCGGTCTGGGTCAGCGCGGGCGGGGTCGCCGAGCCGGGCGTTCCCTGCTTCACCTCAAGGGTGATCGCGTTCGCGGCCGGGTCCAGGCGCAGGACGACACGGTCCACGCGGGCGCTGGTGTTGGCCGCGGGGATGGTCAGCGTCTCGGTCGCCGTGGAGTACACGGCGTGACCGCGCACGATCGCGAAGCCAGAGCTGACCTTGACGTTCATGCCGGAGCCGTCGGCGTAGACGGACAGGACGGAGCCGCCGACCTCGCCGGCCACACCGGACACCTGGAACTCCCGGAAGAGCCGGGAGTATTCAGTCTCGGTGACGGGCTGGCCGTCGAACGGGTAGGACGTGATCGCCACTTGCGGGGCCTCCTTGGGTTACAGGATGAAAGTGCCGGTGATGCGGATGTTGCGCCCCGCAGGGGAGCTCTGATCGGTGTTGGTGTCGCGCAGGTCGATCGTTCCGTCGGTGTTGATGACACACTCGCCGCTGGTGGAGCCGTCACCCCAGGCCGCGTTGACCGGAACCGGGGGCCGGTAGCCGGCCGGCAGTGTCCCCACCGTGGTGTCGGCGAAGTTCGACGTACCGGCAGCCGGCGACAGGGCCGTGACCACCTGGACGTAGACCTGCACCGTGCAGACGCCGTTGAACTTCCGGCCGCTGAAGTTGTTCAGCGTGAACCCGGACGTCGGGGTGAAGCCGGACGTGACGACGGTGGGCGTCGCGACCGGGGGCGGGTAGAGACTCGCGCCCACGTAGCACCTCCTTACGCGAGGGCAGCCCAGAAGCGGTTGCCTCCGCGCTGGATGTCGGCGATGACCAGGGACGTGTAGGCCGTGGTCTGGTTCGTGGCGTCCAGGACGCCGAAGCGCACGGTGTCGGTCAGGCCGAACGTGTTGGGCGGGGCGCCCGCGCTGTTCTCGTACTGGAGGCACATCGGGCCGTCGGCCGGCGACGTCGTGTAGTTGAACCGCCAGACGATGTAGTACACGCCGGCCGCCAGCGTCGTGCTGGTGATCGGCACGTACGACGTGCCACCCCCGAGACCGTGCTGCTCGGCCGGCTCGTTGGTTCCCGTGTGGATCGAGTTGTTGTAGCCCTTGCGGACTCCGCTCGCGTCATACACCGCAGCCCAGGAGCCGGACAGCAGCCCGCCCGCGTAGCCGGTGAAGTGCCACACGATCTTCGAGACGGTCTTCGGCTCACGCAGCACGACCGCGGCGACGCGCGCGTTGGTCACGCCCGTGAAGGCGCCGGTCGACATGCAGTCCATCGGGTCGGACGTCCAGGCCGCCAGGCCCAGGTCTTCCGGCAGCCACTCCGAGGGGCGCGGCTGGATCTCGAACACCGAGGAGGCCGCGCCGCCTGTCGCAGACGAGCTGCGCTTCGCGTACGGCCGGCCGGCCTTGGAGAACAGGTGAGCGCCCAGGCTGGAGCTGGTCGGGTCGGCCGCCTGGTCGGAGATACCGAGGGCACCGCCCGAGACGTGCAGCCGGGCGCCGTTCATGACGGTCGTCGAGCCGACGGTCGTCGAGCCCGAAGCGCGGTCGCCGAAGAAGTGGTACGTCTTGTCGGCCTCGGTGTCGGTGTACGACTGGATCGCGAAGTTCGAGCCGGCGTCCGAGCCGGTCTCCGAGGCGCCGGACACGTAGAACGACCAGCGCTTCTTGTTCTGCTTGCGCAGGGCCACCGTGCCGTAGCTGGTGTCCGTCGAAGCGTTGATGATCATGAAGTCGGCGAACGTCGGAGACGACGTCATCTGCGAGCTCGGGATCTTGCCGTTCGAGTCCAGCGTGGCGACGCCCGAGGCGACGCCCTTCTCGGTCGAGGCGACGGCGCCGACATCCGAGGCGGCCAGAGTGACCGCGCCCGTCTTGCCGTTCACCGAGGACACCGCGCCCGTGCCGCCGCCTCCTGCGCCCACCTGGAAGACCGTGCCGTCCGCCTGCTTGATGTACGGCACGCCTCCCTTGGAGTACAGGAACACGCCGCCGCTGAAGGTGGACGGGTCCGCGGTGACGTCCTTCAGGCCGACCGGGCCGGCGACGGTGACGGCGGCCGAGCCGTGCAGGGCCGTTGTCGAGAAGGCGACCCGACCATCGTCGCGGCGTGCGTAGATGACCGTCTTGTTGAACGAGCCGTCGTCGTTGCGCGCCGACAGCCGGAAGTTCGAGCCGGCGTTGGCGCCGGACTCGGCGAGGTCGTCGACCTGGAAGAGCCAGCGGTCCACGCCGGCCGTCCGGTACCCGAAGGCCCGGTACGTGCCGGCCGCGGTGTCCAGCCACAGGTACTGGCCGGCGAGCGAGGCGTTACCCGTGCTGGGCAACGCGTTGACGTCGGCCGCGGTGAGCGTGACGCTCGTCGAGCTCTTGCCGTTGATCGACTGGATGACGCCGGGGTCACCCTTGGGGCCGGCCGCTCCGGTGAGGCCCGAGATCTCGGGCGCCGGGATCACGTTGAATCCCATCAGGCCGTCACCTCCACCCCGCTGATGTGGATGCCCAGCGTCGTGCTGCTCGCCTGGACGTCGATCGTGTTGCCCGCGTCCAAGACCTGTGTGACGTCGAGCGTGAAGATGCCGTTACCGGGGATCGCGGTGTTCGGAACGATGGTCGTGCCGCCGAGCCGGATCAGCACCGTGTTCGCGCTGGTGCTGGAGTTGCTGATCACGATGTTCGTGACGATCGTGGTGGTGGCGCTGGGCACCGTGTAGACGACCGTCTGCGTCGTCGTGGAGTTACCGCGATGCAGGCGCTTGGGCGTGTTCGCCATCGGTTACCACACCCCCATGATGGACATGATCTGATCGGACGAAGAGGAGCCACCCCCGGTGGAGTTGGCTTCGAGGTTGGACAGGCGGGTCTCCGTGTTGCTCACGCGCTTGTTCAGCGCGGCGCCCGCGTCGAAACCGGTGGCGTCGCCGAGCAGCGCGCCGAGCTTGAAGCCGTCACTGCCCGCCTTGAGCACGTAGCCGGTGACGGTGGACGTCAGCTCCTGATTGCCGACGATGACGACGAGGCTGTCTCCCAGGCCCCACTCCTTGCCGAAGCGGGCCGGGCTGTCCTCCATCGGGACCACTTGCACGTTGACGGCGGTGAAGCCGCCGCCCTCCAGCGCCTCGTCGCCGGCCTGCTTGAGCTCGGTCCAGTCGTCGGTGTTGCGCTGGTCGATGAACTGCTCGATGCGCCGGCCCCACTCCGCCTCGGCGGCGATGGACTCGGCGGTGTCGACCTGAAGGAACTGCCGCTCCGTGAGCTCGCCCTGGCCGGCGACGATGGCGCGCGTGACGGAGGGCGGGGACAAGGCCACCCGCTGACCGGAGAGCGTGCCGTTACGGACGTCGAGCCGGACGAACGCCGTGCGGTCGGTGATCGCGTAGGTCTCGAAGACCAGGTTCGATCCCCGCTGCACGACACGGAAGCCGAGCTTGCCCAACAGGGCGATCTCCGACAGGAGGTTGCCGAGCACGGGGAAGCGCGCTGTCTGCTTGATGGACGGTCCGCGGCCCAGGTCGGTGCCCATGATGAGCCCCGCCTTACGCCGGGCGGCCGGCGCACCGGGTCCGATGTTGGCGTTGACGTAGGCGTGCATGACGGTCTCGACCTTCCCCGAGCGGGCGTCATGCGCCTGTGTCTGACTGGCTCCGTTGGGGTTGGACGGCTCGGGGAAGGCGAGCGCGTCTGCAAGACAGACGGTGTCTGACACGCCCTCGAAGGAGACCGTGCCGTCCGGGTCGGTGGGGGTGGAGGCGTACTCCGGTTTCACCATCGGCCCGGACATCAGCACGTCGTCGGGGCCGGTCACGATGATCCCGGAGCCGGGCGTCCGCAGCGTGTCACACAGCGGATGCTCGGAGGCCAGGGTCAGTGACCAGCTCCCGATGTTGTTGAAGCTCTCCGTCAGTTCGAGCTGGAGCTCTTCGGGGCGGATGATGCCCCGACGCGTGAGCGTCTTGTCACGCACCTCGACGGTGATGTCTTCCAGGCGCACTCAGATCACCATCCACTTCCGGGGATACCAGGAGCAGGTGATCTGCGATGCGCTGGTGGTGTTCAACAGGGCGGCGCCCGCGGTGGACTCGCCGGGCTCGACGGTCCAGAAGCGGGGCGCGGTGCCCAACAGGTTGTAGCGGTTGGCTCCCGTGCCGTCTGTCACCGTGCCCTTGCGGGTGTCGATGATCAGCTTCTCGCTGGACGTCAGCGAGCCGTTCCACTTCAGCACCTCGCCCTTGGGTGACGTGGCGGTGAAGTGGTCGCCGGGGCCGCGTATCTCCCACACCGGGTAGGCGGGTGCGTCACCGGAGTTGGAGAGGTTGATCGTGCCGATCGACTGCGAGGGGGCGACCGGCATGGAGGCGAGGCCGGACAGGAACGAGGTCGTGGCGACCGCGCCCGAGACCGTCCTCACCTGCTGCACCGAGCTGGTGAAGTACGGGTCGCCGGCCCGCAGTGTGATGACCGTCTGGAACTCGCGCCCGCCGACGGTGTCTTCGCCGTAGACGTACTCGCCGCCTCCGACACGCCACACGTCGGTGCGCCACTGTGTCCCGTCGTCCTCCTGGAGGACCAGGGTGCACCCCCCGGCCAGCATGAGAGCCAGCCGGGAGAGCTTCACCTGGAGATCCGTACGGTCGAGCGCCAGGATCTCGATGGGCAGGTCGATGTCCCTGGTCTGCACGCGGGTCCTGCGGTAGGTGGCGCCGTCGCCGGCACCCTCCAACCACTGGACCGACACCGGGGGCAGGCCCAGGCCAGTCACACCGGACTTGGCCTGGAACCCGATCCCGATCTCGTCGATCTCGTTGAGGTCGATCGTGTCTGCACCGCTTACGAGCAGGAGCTTCGGCACTCTTGCATCACCATCCAAACCTGGCTCGATTGGCAGCGGCGAACAGGTCTTCCTCGGAGCCGAGCGAGGAGCCGGGGGCCGCGTTGTAGATCAAGGTCTTCGACTCACCGCCCCGCGACGGGGCGTTCGACAGGGCGCTTCCGACCGCCGAAGCGACGTTGCGCGCGGTCGAGTTGGAGGTCGCGCCGATGAGCAGGGAGTCCTCGACGGCCTTCGCGATGCCGGCCTTCTCGCCGAGGAGTCCGAGCTGGAATCCCTGGCCGACGTACGAACCGATCCGCTTCAGCACCCTGGAGGGGGAGTGGATGCCGAGCGCCTTCTTGATCGCCTTGACCATCGCCTCACTGATGCGAAGCATGGTCTTCTCGATCTTGTCCGCCTGGGACTCCAGGCCCTTGACCAGGCCCTCGGCCATGTGGATGCCGTTGTCGTACATGACCTCGGACGCGGTCTTGCCGACCTTGGCGGCAGCCTCCTGGAGCTGCTTCTCCAGCTCGTTGACCTGGTTCACGCCGGACTTGCCGGCCGCCAGGATCGCCTCGGCCGCAGCCATGCCAGCCTCGGGGCCGGCCTGCGCGAGCTGGTCGAAGGTCTCGGAGTTGAGCCCGAGCTTCTTCAGCTTGGCGAGGACTTCCGCGAAGTGCCTGGCCTGAGCGACCGACTGCTGAAGCTGCTCGATGATCCCCTTGAAGCCGCCTTCCATGTCGGTGACGTCGGCTGCGTCAACGATCCGGCCGGCGATGTTGGCCGCGTAGTCGGCCTTGGCTTCCTTGAGGTCGGCGAGCGACTTGCGCGCCGAGTCGAGCTTCTTCTGGATGCCATCCCACTGCGAGAGCAGCTTGTTGAGGGATGCCTGATCCCGCTTCAGGCGGTCGGTGAACGCCTTGCTCACCTTGGCCTTGCCGATGAGGCCGGTCAGCTCGCCGAGCGTCTTCTTCACCGTGTCGAACTGCGACTCAAGGCCCTTGACGAGACCCTTGATGATGACGACACCCGCGTTGTAAAGGAGCTTCTTGTCCTTCGGGAGCGGACCCTTCCAGTCGGTCAGCTTGCTGGTGAGGTCACCGAGCTTGCTCTTGACCTTGCCGAACATCGAAGAGATACCGTTGATCAAGCCCTGGATGAGCTGGATGCCGGCATTCTTCAGTGTCGAACCCAGGCTGCTCAGAGCGGCCTTGGCCTTGCCCGGCAGCTCCTTCACCTTGTTGACGGCCTTGCCGATCCACTCGGCGATCGTCGTGACCAGAGCGTTCAGCTTGGACGCGGCGGTCGTGCGGATCGAGTTCCAGCCGTCGACGAAGAACCTCTTGACCGCCGACAGTCCGTCGAGGACGAGCTGCTTGGCGCCCGTGAAGAACAGGCGGATGTAGCCGGTGATGGCCTTCCAGCCGTCCGAGAAGAACTTCCCGATCGCGGAGAGTCCGTCCTTCACGAGGCCCTTGGCCCCGGTGAAGAACAGGCTGATGTAGCCGCGGATCGCCGCGAAGGCTCCGGTGAAGATGCCCTTGATCGCACCCCAGGCCGCGGTGAACAGCGCCTTGATGGCGGTGAACGCCTTGCCTGCGGCGCCGAGGATGCCGACGTTCAGGAACCACTTCAGCAGGCCGATGATGATGTCCCAGGCACCGGAGAAGATCCCCTTGATGCCCTCCCAGAGCTGGTCGAAGCCCTGGAAGAAGGTGTCCCAGTTGCCCGTGAAGATGCCCTCGAAGATGCCCCAGATCATCGTGAAGTAGCCGACGATGTAGTCCCAGACGCCCACGAAGAACGTCTTGAGTCCTTCGAGGACTTGGGCCACAGCCCCGATCGCACCGATCAGAGCGCCGGCCAGGATCTCGATGAGGAAGCCGATGACCGGTACGAGGATCGGCATGACGATGTTGACGATGCCCATCAGTGCGTCGAGGAACGGCTGCACCGCCTCGACCAGGCGCGTGAACATGTCGCCCAGGGCCGGCAGGTATTCCGCCACGACCTGGCTGATGATCGGGAGCAGTGGCTTCAGGACCGCGGTGACGATCTGGAGCGCCTTCTCGATCAGCGGCTGAAGCGCGGCAGCCACCTGCTGAAGAACCGCCGCGAGGACGGGCAGGATCGGGGCCAGGGCGTCAGCGACCATGGTCACGATCGGACCCAGCGCGGAGACGAGCGTCGTGATCAGCGGGGCCAGTGCGGCGAACGCCGCAGTCAGCGCACCGCCGAACACCGCGACGATCGGGGCGAGCGTCGGGGCCAGTTGGGCGAAGGCGTCGGCGAGCGGGATGACCGCGGTGGAGACGAGCTGTGCGAAGACCGGCAGCATGGCGGCGACGAGCTGCATCAGCGCGCCGAGCGCCTGGCCGAGCGGCGCCATCGCCGGGGCGAGGAGCTGCACTGCGGCGAGCAGGCCGTCGAACATGGCCTTCACGCCGTCGGTCACGGCCGGCTGGTTGAGGGCGTCAGCGATGGCGCCGAGCGCCACACCGATCGCCTCGCCGGCTACCGGGAGGATCGTGGTCAGGAGCTGGCCGAGCTCGATGAACAGGGCCTTGACTGCCGGGCCGGCGCCGTTGGCGATGTTGTCCATCGCGGTGTGCGCGGCCTTGAAGACCTCGGTGAGGCCCGTCTGGAAGCCGTCGGAGTCGACGGTGTTGTGGATGTCCTTCAGCGCCTGGTTCAGGGTGCTGAGGGACGTACCGCCCGCCTGGGTCGCCGCGTGGGCGATGCCGGACAGAATCCCGTACGTGTTGTAGAGGACGCCGCCGAGATCCTTCAGGGCCTGGATGCCCTCGTCGATCTCCTTCTTGATCCCGTTCTCGCCCTTGCGGTCGAGGAAGTCGGAGAACTGCTGGGAGATCTTGACGAACCAGTCGGCGAGCCGGGGGAGGTAGCTGGTGCCGACCTCGCCGAGCACGGCGATGATGTTCGCGAAGGCTTCGGTGCCGTCCGTCGCGCTCTTGATGGACTCGGACAGGTCCAGAAACATCTGGTCCAGCGCCGGTTCCAGCGAGGTGCCGAGCGCGTCGGCGAAGGCGCCGAAGAACCCGCCGAGCTGGGTGGCCGTCTGCGCGATGCCATCCCGGAACTTGGGCAGAAGCGTGTCCACCATGTTCCGGATGGGCTCTTCGGCCTTGGCCCAGAAGTTCTCGCTGATGATGTTCTGGAGCTCAGAGAGCGCGCCCTTGACCTCGGGGAAGACCTTGTTGAAGTCCTTCAGCGCGGCGACGGTGACGCCGATGCCGACCGCGAAGCCTCCGAGCAGACCGGGCAGCAGTGCCACCGTCGGTCCGATCTGGGCCAGCGACGCCGACAGGGCGAAGAGGTTGCTCGCGCCTGCGAGGCCGGCCGAGGCCAGGCCGGCGACGGCCATGGCCAGGGAGCCGATGACCGGGACGTTCTTGTCCAGGTTGGAGAGGATGTCGCGGAAGCGGGTGAACAGGTTGTTCAGCACGCGGATACCCGACAGGGCGGCGAGCGCGGTGGCCACCTTGGCGACGGCAGCGTTGTTCAGCGTCGGGACGATCGAGACCGTGCGCGGGCGGGTCAGCATCGCGAGGCGTGCGTTGACGGCCGCGCTACCGAACGCGGAGAAGTCCGGCTCGATCTTGATCTTCTGCGGGGAGTTGCGGTCCCGCCAGTCCTTGAGCTGGTCGGTCATGTCGCGCAGCGACTCGTCGCTGATGCGCAGCTTGATCGTGCCGGTGTTCAGCTCGGTCTGGAGCTGCACCTTCGAGCCCGACTGGGCCTTGGCGTTGTAGCGCCGTACGGCCTTGGCGATCTCGCCGGTCATCGTCGAGGTGTCGAGGCGGGTGTAGAGCTTGACCTTCCGCGCGTCCGACTGGCGGTTGCGCTGGCTGATCTTGCCGACCTCGGTCAGCAGATCCCGCTCGAAGCCCCGCATGTTGGGCACGACCTGGACCTCGACCTTGAGTTTCTTCTCGATCTTGTCGAGCTCGCGGTTGGTCTTGCTGCGGAACTCACTGGTGTCCGGCAGGACTTTGACGCTGACGCGACCAATGACCTGTCCCTGGGGCATCGCTTACCTCCGCTTGCTCTGGAACTTCTTGTAGAGGTCGGCCACGGAGACGCGACGACCCTTCTTGCCCTCGGTGCCGGGGGTCTTCTTCGCGGGCTTGGGGCGGGGCCAGGCCGGGATCTTCGGCGCCTTCTTGGCCCACTGGCCGGTGGCCCTGGTGTTCTGGTTGATCGCGTCGTAGATGTCGGCTGCCATGTGGCGGTCGATGCCCCAGCCGAAGTGCTCACGTCCGCCCGACGCGAGGGCCATCGTGAGCGAGGTGTCGGGAAGCCTCTGGACGAGCGAGAGGACAAGAGCCGGCGAAGGCCCCCGACCTGCGATCACCTCAGTGAGGTCCACTCCGTAGTGGTAGAGCAGGTCGGGGTAGATGCCTTCGCCGTACTTGTCGATCAGCTCTCCGAGGCCGAGGCTTCCCCCACCTGAGCCCCGTTGCTGTAGGTCTCGAAGATCTGGGCCAGGACCGCGAGGTCGGAGCCGACCTCCGCCAGCAGCTTCTCGCCCGCGGTCTCGTTCTCGGCGACGAGACGGATCGCGTCAGCGAGCACCTGCTCCTGGTCGACGTTCTCGCCGTCGAGCTTGTCCTGGATGGTCATCAGCTCGTCGCGCTTGGCCTTGGTCAGGCGCAGCGGGTTGAGCAGGCGGGCGACGAAGCCGTCGCTGAGCTCGATGTCGGTCGAGCCGTACTTGGCCTCGGCAGCGGCGCGGATGTTGTCGAGAGAGAACGTGGCCATGGGGTGCGGACCTCCAAGAGTGTGGGCTGATCAGGAAGCGGACCGTCGTGAGAGGAGCCCCGAAGGGCTCCCCGCTGTGCAAGGAGGTCCGCACCACTTGCACAGCGGGGAAGGTGGTGAGTGCCCGTCTGGGACACTTACACAGTGGGTCAGGCGGCAGCGCCGGAAGCCCACGAGTCGCCGTCCCAGTGCGCCTGCGAGGCGTCGCCCAGGACGACATGCTGACCGGACGTCCAGGCCGAGGTCGGCGTCGCGATGACGTCGGCCATCGCAGCCAGGTTCGCCGGGGCGATGGCGCCCTCCGGGCTGAAGGAGCCGGGGGTGCCGGCCGTGGCGCCGGTCGCGACGCTGGAGCCGAGCGGGGTGATGGCGTAGGTCCAGGTGTTGTTGCCCAGAGCCATCGGCTTCACGCCGATCACGAGGCCGGCCATGGACTCGGTGTCACCGAAGGACACGTCGTCGGCGCGGTAGATCTCGGCCTTCGGCGCGTAGAAGGCGAAGTGGTTCTCGCCGTCCACGAACACGACGAGGAACGCAGCCGTGGTCGGGACCGGGTCGGTGGGGACGCCGACCAGACCGTTCGGCAGGACCGGCGCGTTGGAGCCGTAGTACAGCTTCAGGCCGGCGATGTCGAACTGCTGGAGCGTGAACGTCATGGTCTCGGTCCGCGCGCTGTACTTGGTGCGCAGGCTCTTGTTCTGGAGCGAGCCGATGACGGTCGCCTCGCCGCCTTCGGAGGCGATCGAGAAGATGTCCTCCAGCGAGGTGTGACCGACGGCCGACCAAGGGGAGGTCGGGACGAGCAGGTCTTCGGGGAGGTCGGTACCGACCGGCGCCGTCAGGTAGTTGCCGGTTCCGATGACGAGAGTGGCGTCGTCGTTCAGTGCCACGAAGGGATCTCCTTACGGTATGGGGTACGGGCGGGTGCGCGGCTTGCGGATCTCGATGTCGTAGGTCGACTCGTAACGCCACACGCCAGTGGGCAGATCCGCGTACTGGACAGGGCCGGTCGCGGTCGCCCAGTCGGTGACCCGACGAGGCGCCGATGACAGATCGGCCCGAGTGATGTGGCCGCGCGAGGGCACGACCTTCTGGGAGAGCCAGGCGTCGCGGATCACGACGCGTACGGCTTCGGAGAGGATCGCAGCGTCTTCGTCACCGTCAGGGTCCTGACAGAAGACGTGCACCGCGACGCGTGCAGCGTCGAGGAATCGGGTGTCGCCCGACCAGTTCCCGAAGGAGGGGTCGCGGCGGATCAGAACCAGAGGGAAGGTCTGGTTCTTGGCGATCAGGGACTGCACCTGGATGCCGGGCAGCCCATCACGGAGGACGGCGAGCATCAGGTCTTCGACGGGGGAGAGCTCGGCGAGCGCCTTGATCTCCGCGGGGAGTCCAGCCATCAGTCACGGCCCCCTCTCCGCTTCTTGCTCTTGCCGGCCTTGGCCTTGATGCGCCGCTTCTTGCCCTTGACCTTGGGTCCGGACTTCTTCGGCAGATGGGACGCGCGCTCCAGGATGTGCAGGCCCTCCATCGCGCCGACCGTGTACTGATCGACGACCTTGCCGGTCTCGTCGACCACCTCGACGTCGTACGCCGCACGGCCGAACTCGATGGACAGGGCGGAGTTCGCGCCCGACTTGGCGTTCGTTCCGTTGGCGTCGGCCAGGACCACGTAGGCGTCGATGTCGCCCTTGGCGATCTCGATCTGCGCGATGCCCTCGGCGCGATGCTGGATCAGCAGCTCCTCGGCGCGCACGCCGATCTCGAAGGCGCGGCTGTCGACCTCGTCCTGCACGCCCGGCATGGACGCGATGAACTCTTCGAGGTTCTTGCCGTTCAGGCCGCGGTAGACGTAGGCCATCAGCTCGGCCTCTCGCGGATGTCGATCGACCAGTGCCGCGTCTTGCGCTGGCCGTGGTGGTAGGCCGGGGGTGTGACGATGTCCCACACCTTCCCGAGCAGTTCCACCCGCGACCACAGCTCGACGCCTTCGAGGTCGGCGTCCACGATCATGCGGGTGATGTTGATCTGCTGCTGGCCGGGCACCTCGGCTCGCGCCGAACGCTGCGGGATCAGCGCGCACTTCACCTCGTGCGGGCCGTCGGCGTCGGCGACGAGGATGCGGTTGCCGCGGTTGTCCTCGTGGTACCGGGACTTCCAGATCCGCGCGGTCACGCCGCGCCTGCGCTGCATCGAGCTCACCAGTCGTCACCGTCGCTCGCGTAGAACGGGATGTCGGCGCCCGAGCTGGACGGCACGAAGCCGGCCGGCAGGCTCCGGGCACCACGGTTGCGGTAACGGGTGATGTTCGAGTCCCAGGCGGACACGCTCGCCGAGTACAGGCCCGGCCGCTTGCCGCCGATCTCGCCGAGGAGACGCTGCTCGTCGACCGTGAAGTACACGGTGCCGGCGTTCTCCCCGGAGGCGTCGTTCCAGCCCAGCGTCTCGTCGCCGGCTCGGGACTGGGTGTAGCCCGAGGGATTCTCCATGTACCGCTTGGACGCCTTCAGGACCAGGGTCCGCACCAGTCGCGGCGCCGAGGCCGCGTCAGGCCAGTCACGGCCGGCGTAGTGGACAGCCAGGTCGGAGGCGTCCTCCAGGGCTGAGGTCGCGATGCGCTCCTCGTCAGTGTCGAGCGTCCAGTCGAGGCGGCCCTTCAGCTCGTCCAGGGTGGCGAAGATCGCCAAGATGGTTCTCCTTCACTCACGGGGAGGGGCGGGATGTGCCAGTTGCACACCCCGCCCACTCTCAGCCGGATCAGGCAGAAGCGCCGTCAGCGGGGCCGGCGATGCCGGTGATCGCGGCGAGCTCCTGCTGCTTGGCGTCCGGGCCGTCCGGGTCCGGCAGGACGTCCGCGGTCAGGTCGAGGTCGAGCTTGATCGCGCGGATGAAGTGCTCGAACTCCGAGACGTACGCCTGACCGGTGCCCTCGTTCACGCCGATGAGCTGGTCCTTGACCTCGCGGAAGCCGCGGTAGGTGTTGACCACGGACCGGTCGGTCAGGTAGTTCGCGTCGTAGTCCTGGAGCCAGCGCAGCGCGACCCCGTTGTACGAGGACGTGCCACCGGTCACCGAGGCCGGGACGGTCGGGGCGCCGGTCGCGAAGATGAACGCGCTGCGGTGCAGGGCGAACGCCGCGTCGGCCGGGACCTCCAGGGAGACGACGATGTCGAAGCCGTAGCGCCGGCCGATGTTGGCCTCACGCAGGGCGGAGACAGCCTCGGACTCGCCGACGTTGCCGGCCAGGTTCAGCTTGTCGTCGCTGAGCAGGGCGGTCTCCCAGGCGGAGCCGACCAGGAGGATGCGACCCTCGCGCGGAACCATGAAGCGGTTCAGCACCTCGCGGGCGCGGATGAGGACGCCGCGCAGGTCACGGCCGGACTTGGCGCCGGCCAGGGTGACGGCGTACTCCTGCGCGAGCAGCTTGTCGACCGCGCCGCGCTCCAGGCCGCGGCCGATGGCCTCGGTCTGCTTGGCGAGCAGCTTGGTCCAGCCGCCCAGGTCCATGTCGCGCTGCTCGTCGGTCAGCTTGACGGCCGAGTAGGTGTTGCCACCGAAGGAGACCGCGACGGTCTTCTCGCTGTACTCGTCGAACTGGATCGGCTGCGCCCGGTCGTTGCGCCACCCGTACGTGCGGAAGGGCAGGACGCCTTCGACCTTGACGTTGATGGTGTCGTTCTCGGCGCCCTTGTAGGCGTCGATGCCCTCGCGCTGGAAGAGCGCGGGAACGACGAGGGACTGCTCCAGAGCGACCGCCGCGGTAGCGGCGATCTTCTCGGGCTTGATGACGACGTGTTCGGCCACGGGTTACTTACTCCGTTCGGTTGGGGAGAGGGGGCTCGACGTGTGCCACTTGCACACGCGGCCAGAAGGGGCGGTCAGTAGCGGCTACGACGGAAGTTCTCGACGGCCTTGACCGGGTCGAAGTCGTCGGTGTCGTCCTCGGGAGTGAGGCCGCCACCAAGCGACTCGGGCTCGGGCGGGGCGACGAGCTTCTGGAGCTCCTTGGCGTCGGCCTCCAGCTCATCCGGCGTGCTGCCGGACAGCCGCTTGGCCAGGGCCTCGGGGAGCTCGTACTTTGCCGCCACGTCCTTGAGCAGGATCTGCCGCTCCAGCGCCTCGATCTGCCCGCGCAGCTCGCTCGTGGTGGCCTCGAACTCCTCGACCGTCTTGGCCTGGGAGAGCTTCGCCTCCACCTCGCGCAGCTTCGTGCGGTAGTTCGCCGCCTCGGCCCGCGTGCTGGTCAGCTCCTTGCGGAGCACGTCAGCGGGCACGGTCTCGGCCGGCGTCTCCGCGGGCGTCTCCTCGGCCGGCGTCTCACTCTCGGGGCCGTTGCCGGCCGGGGGAGTCTCGACGGTCTCGGAGCTCGGGGTCTCTTCGGTGCTGGGGGTTTCCTGCTCGGGCACTGTCACGCCTCCTGGACGCTCGTTGTGGATTGCCGAGCCTCCTGGGCTGCGGCCTTCTGTTCCTGCCGGATGAACCGGCGCCAGGCGGACACAGCCGCCTTGCCGGACAGGCCGCGTGTGACCTTCGGCCACAGCTCCTCGTACCGGCGATTCAGCTCGTAGTTCGCCGAGCTGGCGTACTGCTCACGCGTGTACACGGGCTCCGCGTAGCAGTGGCAGTTGTCGTGGTACTTGTCCCCGTCGGCGAACTCAGCGGAGTTCTGCGAGCGGTAGACAGGGCCACGGGAAATGAGCATCGCGCACCACCCACAGGGGGTACCGGAGCGCGAAAGTCTGATGTAGCCGAGGACTCGTCGGTCTCGCTGCATGTGGTTCCACACCGTCGAGCGCCCGCCGTTCATGGCGACACGCTCCGCGGCTGCGGCCTGCTGGGCGCCGGCCTGCCTCTTGGCTTCCTCGCGCAGAGGGTCGACCTCGTCAGCGCTCCTGGCGCCGTCGATCTTGTCGACCTTCTTCTGGAGGTTGTTCGGTCCAAGGGCTTCCAGCACCGTGCGGAGCTCCTGCTCCGCCTCGCGCTCGATCCGTTCCTCAGCCTCGCGCAGTCCCTCGATCTCCTCGACCAGGATGCGGTCGAGCTCCGCCTCATGCTCGGCGTCGGGATCGGTGAGGACCGCCTCGTCAGCTTCCCCAGCTTGGCCGGTCGCGGCCGACGAGGCGGAGTCCGAGGGCTGGGCAGGGGCGCCGTCTGTACGCCCCTCCTGGGGGCGCTCAGCGCCTCTCACCAGCGCGTTGAACTCCTCGCGCAGGTCAGTGACAGTCACATACCTGGGCTCAGGGTGATACGGATCAGCCACCGTGCTCCCCGTCCGCAGCGCGCGGACGAGGCGGTAGTAGGCGCGGGCAAGATCCCGCGACTGGCGCCTGCGCCCCATCACGAGCGTGATGGCCCTCCTCAGCCAGGAGGATGCGGTCGACGCCCTGGCGGTAACCGGGACGTCTTCCCACAGCGCAAGCGCCTCAGTGACGGTCGCTGCCCCGATCTGGGTCAGCGCCACCTGGAACGCCACAGCAGCGCGATCGGCCTCAGCCTGTCGGGCTGGGCTCGTCACGCGGCGACCACCTCGGGCTCAACGTCCGGGGCGGATGGGGTGGCCCTGGTAAGGGCCGTAGCGAGCTGACCGACGGAGTCGTCCTCCTCGGCCAGTTGCTCCCAGTCCTCGTACTCGGTCTGGGTCACACCAGGCACCCGCTTCCACAAGCCGCGCTTGGGGATGCCGAGCTGGTCGGCCAGCTTGCCGAGCGCGTCCGCGGCCTGGGCCAGCGAACGGGACTCCATGTCGCGCCACTGGACCTCGCCGTTGAAGTCGTCGGTCGCGGCGGTGTTGCCCTCCATCTCGGCGGCCAGCCGGAAGACACGCTCCCAGGACTCACCGAAGATGGACTGGAACTCGGCGATCTTCCGCGCGAGCGCGGTCTCAGCGGCGAGCAGAGCCTCGGCGGACAGGTTGGCGATCTGACCCAGCAGGTGGTGCGGCGGGGTCTGACTGATCGCGGCCAGGTGCCGGATGGACATGTCGACGGACTCGATCAGCGGGGTGATCGGGCCGGCCGGCAGCGAGCCGAACTTCACGTCCGGGTCCTCGGCGAAGAGGAACCGTCGGGCGTTGTGGTTGATCGGCGCCGGGACCGGGTTGCCCGCCCCGTCCAGCTTGGGCCGGGAGTCGACCGCCTGCTCGGGGTCGGTGGTGACGTTGCCGTTCTCGTCGATGAGCTCCATCAGGAGCGGCGGTGCCATGCCGGTCGCGTACCGCACCTCGTGCGAGGTGTACGTCTGGGAGACCAGGAGGTCGAAGATGGTCTGGTTGATGCGGTCCTGGAGCGGGATCATCGGCTCGACCACGCCGATCGTGCGGCCTTCGAGGTCGACCTGCGCGGCGAACCGCGTGATCGGGCACTCGCTCGCGCCGTGCAGCTTGCCGGCCGCGACCTTCACCGACTTCTCGTCGGTGTACGAGCCGAACGTCACCGCGTACTCGCGCTTGCCGTCGAACAGGCGGGCCTTGCCGGGCGTCTCGCCCTTCGGCTTCACCGTGACGGTCAGCGCCGCGTACGGCGTCTCGTCGTTCGCGGGGTCCTCGAACAGGGCCGCGGTCTTCCTCGCCGACAGGCCCTTCGAGATCACGCCCCGCTTGGTCTTCTCCGTCAGGACGAAGGAGTGACCGTAGCCGAGAGCTCCCCGGTACACCGCGGCCTGGCGCGCGTCCATGCGCGAGCGCTGCCAGTGCGACCACTGCGGGCTCGTCGAGGACGACGCCTGCGGCAGGCCCGAGCTCGTCGAGCCCGGCCGGAAGCCGTCCACGTACAGGGCCTGAGCCGGCGTACCGATGAGCAGGGGCACCCAGTTGGACACCGCCCGCTTCGCCAGCAGCCTGTACTCGTCGTCCGCCTGGGGCGGCATGTACGGGTCGTCGTGCTTGCCTCGGATGTAGTCGTCGATCCGCTGGAGACGACCTGCATCCCGATCGAGGATGGCGAGGAGTTCCACTGCCAGAGCCTTCGAGCTGGTGTCGGCCATGCCTCACCACCTTTCCTGGGTACACTTACACAGGGTCACATGAAGTAACCTCGACCGGTCCGCTTGCGGACCTTCTTACCGCGAGCCCGCATCTCGTACAGGGCCTCGTGCGCCAGCATCAGCGCGGCGTACGCGTCGATCTTGCGCGGCGAGTCCTTCGACTCCTTGCCGAAGGAAATGCCGTAGTTGTTCGTCCGGCGCCGCGCGTTCAGCACATGCCGGCGCAGCGTCAGGTCACCGTCGTGGGCCAGCTTCGCGTCGAAGATCGACCGCATCAGCCGCTCATGCGCCAGCGTCACCGTCTTCTGCGAGCCACGCATGTCCCACCCGATCGCGTCCTTACCCGACGGCGAGGACACGGCGAGCTGAGCACCGTACGTCTCCGACCAGTCGGCGATGTACGACTCCCACAGCGCGACGTCGGCGAAGAACGCCTTCACGTCGAAGAGGCGGAACGCCTCATGCACCTCGGAGTCGACCTCACCGCGCGGGACCGTCCAGTCCTCGCCCTGCGGGCCGTCCGGCTTCTCCCACACGCCCAGCACGAAGGCGCACATGTCCCGCACGCGCAGCGCGATGAGCGCTGTCGCATCTGAGGACTTGCCACCATCGAAGCCGAGGACGATCTCGTCGCCCGGCTTGAGCGTCTTGGTCTCATCGCGCAGCGCATCCCACTCGGCTGGCCCGTAGATCGCATCCTCTTCGGCGACGATCTGGTTCAGCCACATGCGGCGCGAACGCGAAGGCGCGATCGTCGCGTCCATCACGGACTGGATGATCGAGTCCACGTTGAGCCAGACCGCGTCACCGCGGATCTTCGGGATCACGATGCGCAGGGCCTGCGCCGTCAGCGGGGTCTTCGCGTGCGCCTCGATCGAGTCGTACATGAACCCGATGTCCACCGCGCGGCCTTCGAGGATCTTGTTGAAGGACTCGCGCATCCTCTCCGCGACGGAGTCTTCGCCGGGGAGGTAAGCGTTGGTGATCGCCAGGTACCGCGAGTCCTGTTTGGTCGCGTTACCGTCGATCGTCTCGTACATCTTGTGGCCGTTGTTGCCGGCCACCCAGTGGTGCGTCTCGTTGAGCAGGACGAACGTCGTCCGCTTACCTTCGAGTGCACGGTACGAGGAAGTCACGGCCTCAAGCCGCTGCTTGCCGCCGTTCGCGCGGATCAGCACCGCGCCGTCCTTGATGCCGTACTTCGCCTTGAAGTGCTCGGTCATCAGCGACGGGATCAGCGCCATCGTGTTCGTCGTCTGCGACTGGTTCACCGCAGTGACCTGCACCCACGCACGCGGGTGAGGAACACCGACCGGGTCGCCGTGCTTGTCCCAGCCGCCGAAACGGCTCGGACCGACCAGCTCGACCAGGCACAGCACCGCAAGCAGGGGGTCCTTGCCCCAGCCCTTCATGCGCTGGAGCACGCCCTTGCGGTTGACGAACCGGCCGTTCTCGTCCACGGCGTACCAGTGGAGGACGAACCGAAGCTGCTCGTGCGTGAACTTCCACGGCCCGCCGTCCTCGGCTTGCAGGTACTCAGCGCACCAGCCGGCGATCTGCCAGCCGAGCGTGCGCTTCGGGAGCACCCACGCACCGAGACTGTCCTTCTGCCACGTCGGCCCGAGGAACGTCGGAGGAAGTGCGTCGATCTCCTCCGGGGTCAATTCCTTCTGCTTCGGAGCCACGGCTCACCTCCTCACTCGGCGAGCCCCAGCCCCTTCTTGTACTCGGCGATGGCGAGGACAGAGGCCGGCGTGGTCTCTTCCTCGGGCTCTTGCAGCTCGATGCGCACTCGGCGCCGGTCCCCCTCGGTGACCAGCAGATTGCCGAGCGCGGAATACAGGGTCTGCGCCATCTGCGCCGACCGCTTGCCCGACTTCTTGTAGTGGGACAGGTCGTCGCACAGCGCGAACGCCAGCGCCCAGTCCGACTGCTGGTAGAAGTCGGCCTGGCCGGACTTCTTCAGCGACTCGTAGAGCTGCTTGGCGATCGGATGCCAGTCCGGGTCAGCCCGCGGAACACGGACCGGCCGCATCTGGCCCTTCTTGGTCTCTTGCTCGTCAGAGCCCTTTCGCGAGCGGGGGCGCGCGAGGTCTGACTCACGGTTGGGGACGGGACCGCGCGCGCCCACCGCTCACCTCCTTTCATCGGAGGACGCTGAGAGCGTCCTTCAGTGAGTCGCCGAGGAGCGCGCCAGTGAAGCGGCTTACCTCCTCGCCGTCCCGTTCGATCACGACGGTCGGGGTACTCGACACGCCGTAGGAGTCGGCCTTGGCCAGGCCGGCGAAGGTATCGACGAGAACCGTCTCCGCCTCGACCCCGAGGCCGGCGAGCTCCCGCTTGAGCAGGGGCCCGAACGACCGGCAGGGCCGGCAGTGCGGAGAGGTGAAGTACAGGACGTTCATCAGACCTTGCCGCCCGTCAGGAAGTGGGCGACCAGCCAGGCCAGGAACATGACCAGCACGGCGCGCCGCGCCTGCGTGGTCTTCGTCTTCTGCTGCCCCTGCGCGGTGTGGAAGATCTTCCAGACCTGCTCGGACAGGGTGTCGTTCTGGGCCTTCCGCTTCAGCGCGATGCCCTCGATCACGACGAAGGCGCCGCCCCACGCGAGCCAGGCCCACTGGAACCCGCTCACCGAAGGCCGGCGAGCGGACAGCCGGCACACGGGCCGGGACAGGTGGAGCCACAGGGCATGGGATGCACCTCCTTGTCGGACGAATGCCGGGCGTTGATGCGCGCGGCCCGGTATGCGCGTGGTCCGAGTTGGTTGTGCCGGTCGGGGACCATGACCGCCAGTGGGCCGGGCAGGACTCGAACCTGCGACCTGCGGGATTTCACCCCGCCGCTCTTCCAACTGAGCTACCGACCCTCGTTGCGCCGCCCGAGATCGAACTCAGGAATCGGGGTGCACGCACCGATCGCGAACCTGCCGACGCGGGGGAGCTACCCCCAGCCTCAGCCCCGCAGGCGTGCCGAACGGTAGGCCGCCATCCACGTTGTCCCTGCGGGGAAGTCTCGAACCCCTGGTGGTGAGCCAGGGGCCGGCGCCTCGCCCGAGCGAGAGGAGGACTCGGGGGCGCACGCGCTCAACAGGTGGGGGAGGGGAACCTGGAGCGCGGGTCTTACAGCAGGCCGGGGTGCTGCTCGGTGCGCGAGAACCGCTTGGCCTGCGCGCGCCGCCTGGCGGCCTTCGCCGCCCCACCCTCAGCACTGCTCTTCTGCCGGTGATGCCACGTACACAGGGACCGTAGGTTCCCCATGCTGTGATCATCGCCCGGTCTGATGTGGTCCACGTCGGTTGCGACCTCGACGCAGCGTTCACCCGCTTCGTTCAGCGCGGTGCACTGCCCTCCGTCGCGTCGCAGGACCCGAAGCCGGATCTTTGGCCAGTCGGCCGGCAGGCGCGAGCGCCTGTCCGAGCCTTCCCAGCGAGGCATCCGAATCACCCCCGACGTGGAAGTTGGACCCTCGGTGACGTCCTACTTGATCAAGTAGCTGCTCGAAGCTGCCAACCCGAGGGGGCTCTACGTAAGGAGTAAGGAGCTCTGTCAAGCGAGGCCCGACAGGGCCTCCAGCCTGCTACTTCGCTCTTCGTACTTACCCTTACACTTACAAAGAGCCAAATGATCTTGAAGATCTGAAAGACCACTTCGTGTGATCTGAGGCACACTTACACAGAGGGCTTCGAGGCTGGGCCGCCTGGCGGCGGCCACCAAGCCTGAGCGCGACGGCGAAGGGATCTCAGGGGCGAAGCAGCCGTGGGCGCGCGGGAGCGCGCCACAGAGCAGAGCGGCTTACGACCTGGGGGCGCGGGAGCGCCCCGGTAAACCAGTGCCGGCTGTCAGTCTCACGCCGTACTCTGGAACACATGGACAACGACACCGACCTCACCTTCGCCCTCCAGATCGCGGGCGCCGAGCTGGCCGACACGCCCCCGCCCGCGGACTCCCCGCTCGGCCGGCTGCGTCTCTTCGCCGACGCCAATCCGGGGGTCAAGCTGGACGCCGGCCATGTCCGCCAGGCCCTCGCCGGCACGCTGGGGCTCCGCTCAGATCGACCCTGAAACCGTGGCGCAATCTTGGGCGGT